TTGCAGGGCCGGACATTGGATTCAAGTAATCACTACCGAATCTCTTATTTATTTCATTTACTGATTTAGCTCGACGAATAGACTCAATATTTGAAATTGCTGATATCCCAGATAAAACAGAACGGCTACCAATACTACCAACAGCCGTCAACGGAGTCAACAACGACGAAACCAATCCAATCAGCTGCGTAAATGGGGTAATCAAATATCCAATCTGTGTGCCGGCCATTTGCATAATCATTACCCATTTCGTAATAGTGGGTATTGTTTGGTACACTTTAATCCAAGCACCGACGAACCATTTAAGTGCCTCTCCGATACCCTTGATGAGGTCGAACAAATCCCTGATAGTCTTGATAAATTCAGGTTCTTTCAAATACTTAATCAACCCGCCAAGCGTATCTTTGATATACTTCTGCATATCATTATCCTCAAACACCTTAACAACGGCCTCAGTAAATGCAGACTTAGCTTGCGCCCACATACCAGCAACAGTATTCTGCTTGGCTAAAGATACAGCAGCAGAGTTACCACTTGCACCTTGAATCTTAGCAATAAGTTCTGCCAAGCCACCGATATTGCCCAACAGTGAGGCACCACCGGCAGCAGCCGTTACACGGAACAACTTACTGGCAGCATCGAATGTATCGAGATTGTTCTTTGCATCTTTACCAGACAACAGATTGCCGACAACATTTCTTGTGTCATTAGAACCAGTCAGACGAGATATGTCAGAAAGAATCTCAAACAAAGAGCGACGATTACCGTTTGCGTCACGAGTCCGCAAGCCAATCTGCTGCATGAACTTTGCCTGATTCTTATTGGGGTTGTAAAGGTTCTGTAGCATCATACGCATAGTAGTACCAGCCATTGAAGCCTGAATACCACTATTACCCATGATACCGATCATAGCCAATGTCTCAGCAAGTGACTGACCAGAAGCAAATGCCATAGGACCAGCATACTGCAGCGATTCTGCCAGCATCATCATGTCGGTATTGGTGCTGGTGAACGTCTTGGTCATCATGTCTGCAAGGTTGCGCATCTGCTCTGGGCTTCTCTGATAAGTGGTCATAATATTGGTCATCTTATCTGCAACAATGCCCAAATCCATGTCACTAATAGCGGCAACATCTGCTATAGGAGATATTGCCCCTTTAATTGCAGGAATATCCAAACCAGCCATAGCCATAAACCGAGCTGCATCGGCTGCTTCTGGAGCCGTGAACTTGGTACGCATGGCCACGTCTCTTACAACACGAACCATGTCAGCATAGTCCGAATTGAAGTTGTTGCCCTTGTAGTTGTCACGAAGAATGGCCCTTGCCGTTTCCATCACGTTCTGGTAGTTGACGGCATCAGAGAATGAACCACCGATGACACCCATAGCACCACCGATACCCATCATAACACCCATGCCCTTCATCATATCAAAGGCAGCTGGAGTACGAGCACCGAATGAGGTGTTACCAGTAAACGGATAAGCCCACTTACGGGAACGTGTGTAGAAATCGTCAGCAGACTTGGTATATACTGGTGTTCTGCGACTGCCTCCAATGGCACCGATAGTTGTTGTTCGACCACCAGTTTCACTAACTCTTGCGGCAATATTGTATGACCTGCGATCAGATGGCGGCATCTTATTGACCAAACGCAATAGCTGCTCTAACCTTGCGATATTTTCAAGGCCAGTGGTCTTTAAGTTGACAGTATATGTTCTGCTACCAGTTCTGGGAAGTGATGCCCAAACGGTACGAAGTCTCTCCAATTGAGCAACTTTGGATTCAAGACCAAGCGTATTGATATTAAGTCCAAAGTTCTTATTGTTACCACCAGCTATCTTAGCGGCAACCTTAACCTGGATGGGTGTTGATGGTGGCGTGATGTTCTTCTTATACAGAACACCTCTCAACGGCACATTAACGGAACCAGTTGGCTTAATAGAGTTGACGTTAATCGTACCGTTTCCAGATAATGCGGTCTTTAACTGGATAGGACGTGTGTTAGCAAGCGACTGCAGACGTGCAAGTGCTTGGTTCAAAGCAAAGCCACCACTGCCATCATGCACCATTTTGAATGGTACAGGACGGCTCTTTGCAAGTTCTGTCAATCGTGCTAAAGCCTGATTAAGGCTGAAACCACCACTGCCATCAGATGCAAGCTTATAGGTTATAGGATGACGTTTTGCTAATTCTTGTAGGGTGTTGTAACCGCTTGAAGCACGTGCTAATAAACCACTACGGTCTAATTGTGTTCCAACAGAAATTGGGGCTTTTGCACTTTGCTGCAATTGATTCAACTCTTGTTGTAAAACTCCAATTGCCCCTGTAACACCATTCTTTCCCTTTGTTTTTGATTTTGCAATCTGAGCTTCTACATTGATTTTGAATATTTCAGAACCAAGCTTAGTACGCAATTCACTTATAAGTGGAACAAGGCTTACATTAGCACTAAAGCGTTCAGCGGCTATCGTAGCTTTTGCAGTAGCAAAATCTGGTATTAATGTTAATTTTCCAGTAAATGCCTTTTCTATTATCTGTGATTGACCGCCAAAAATAGAAGTCGTAGAGCCACCAGTAGATACTGATGATGTTGATGGTGTGACGATTTCTGCTTTTGTACGCATAGCATCTACTTGACGCTGTGTTGCGTAAGCTTCTCTTAGTCTAAGAAGTGCAGAACGTCTGCTTTGATAGACATTACTATTTTTGAAGGATTTTTCAAAGCGTTCAAGCTTTTCTCTCCATTTTGTCAATTCAGATAAATACTTTTCATATTCACCAAATTGTTTGTATGACCTATTAAACTGCTTTTCATCATACCCACCAGCTTGCATGATGTGTTGCTTTGCTTTTTCTGCTGCTTCGAGATTTGCAATATCATCTGTAGAACCAAATCTCTTCATAGCACTATCATATTCTTTGAAAGTGTCATAGAAATCTGGTCTTGCAACACTTAATGGGGCCGTAATTGATTTAGACAATTCAGCTCTTTTTGTACGGGCAATATTTTTAGCATTTTCGTATGCAGTTTCCAATTGAGGAATCATACCAACAGTTTCCAACATATTTTGTGGAATAACTGTTGGTTGTGTTGGCATTTCACGATAAGCAGCGGCCCTCGCGTCACGAAGTTGCTTTGCATACTCATCCCTTATCCTTTGTTGTCTTGCGACATCAGCTTCTTTACCATTAATTTGAAGGGCACGCCATTGTTTTGGACTCATCAAATCATTCGGCAGATAAGGACTTCCAGCAGATTTTGCAGCAGTATTGTACTCTTTTCTTGCATCTGCAAGTTTTGACTTGATATTCTTTAGATACTTTTGTTGATCCTTAATGTCTTTGTCTAATTCAATAAACTCTGGTAATTCTCTTGGATCACCGTATGCACTAAGAATATCTCTTGTTGTACGAGTACGATATTTTGGGTCCGGTGGTAACATATCGTTAAGTTTCTTTTTCTTTTCCTTAACGATTTTCTCAACCCTATCTATTTCATCTAAATAATTGTTTATCAGCGACCTATTACCATGTGATAGCTGTGTTTCTTTAGGATTTGCACCAGACAAGGCAGACTGGATGGAGGTTCTCATATTGCCAGCAGATTTGCTGACCATACGTTCCATCGTTCTAAGATTATCTTGTAAATGTTGCAGATTAAATGCAGGCTGAATCTTTTCGAATGATTTTTTCACATTTTCAATACGACGCAAAAAATCATCCATTTCCGCATTAATACGAGAAAGACCAGTCTTTTCAGACAACTTTTCCGCATTACTATACAGTCCATTGGCAACTCTCTCAAATTCTTTCAAAGGACCAAGAGCCTTGTCAACATTGGTAATTATGTCATAATTTACAATATAATTCTTTGTTTCGGCCATTATGAATCGCTGTTTTTAGATTATAGTCATTTCGGACACCAGTTTTTAAGCATTATATGCTTATTCGTTAAGAATATAGGCTTCCTTGATGTCGATAGCCATGTTTGAACCCACTGGCACAAAGTAGCAGTTCAGGTCCAACTCATCGGTCATAAGGATATTCTTGGTATCATCAAATTTCACATATCTTCCACTAATTTGCTCCTGACCAAGAGGATTGACCATGTTAGCATCCAGTCGCTCGATAATGAGATTGGTGATTCTGGTCTGTTCCGTTAAGTTGACAGCACCAGATGACGGGTCGATGTCTATATTTCCGTTGACGTATGGAAACATGACTGACCTGATGATTCGACGGCATTTATGAGCCAATCGGTTCAATGATATAGTGGAAAAGTCTCGCTCCGATAAGGTCTGGTCATTGCTGAAATAGATGCCAGATTCCTTTGATTTATAAGTAGTTGGCAATATGTAGCCTTTGAGCGAGATAATGTTTCTTCTGACTTTATTCAGGTCTTTGATAGGGGTGTAATCACCACCGCCAACATTACCGAAACCTAATTCAGCGTCATTCAGATCATCATTCTTATTGAGGTCGAACTTGTCAACATAGCCGATATTCATTTCAGCAGATGAAAGGCAAAGACAAGCGAGTGCCAATCCCATCATTCCAACTGGTGTCTTATGGTTATTGGCCAACTGCATTTCGTGAACTTCATCTGTGCCGTTCTGACCGAGGATAACTGAAATCTTCGGAAAATTCAAGCTGGTTGCATCAGGTATCTTCTTGTGGTCAACGACATATTTGCCGTCAACATCATCAATTTTTGCCGTATTAGCATTGAGTATAACACTGAGTGGCAAACCATCTGCAGCAGTCTTATTCACAATGCCGGAAAGAACCTCTGCCTGAGATTCTATTTCACCAAGCAAGCTGGTGAAGTCATAGTCACTCAAACCTGACTTCCAGATACATTGTTCAGTCCAAATGCCCAATTGGAATATCTTTCCATTAGATGCCTGCTGGATAATTTGAATGGCCTCAAAGTCAGGCTTTCCATTACTGATACAATTGGAAAACATAACATACAAATCAGCATCGGCACCGACATAATCGTAGAACTGCTTGATGTGATAGTAAGGCACTCCATTCATAAACTCATCTGACAATCCCATTTCCTCAATCTCTTCCAGATTACGGATGAGCCACACTTGGTTATTACCAAAGTAGTTCTCCAGTTGCACATGGTCATCAAACGGGTCCTCATACATACCATAATCAAACAACATACCACATATCTTCTCGTCAAAAGAGAATGTGGCATTGAGCAAATTGAGCTTGCCTAATGAAACGTATCCTAATCCTGGCATTTTACTTGATTTTTATATATTATAGTGCCTATAAAAAAGAAAGAGGTAAACACTGGAAAAGCCCAATGCCTACCTCTTTTTTGCGCCGAACGCAGCCCCCATTGCACTCATCGTATTGGCTTGCTGTATCATCTGCATCTGGGAGTGAAGCCATAGGGCGTTCTCTGACCATTCAGCAAATTCCTCATCGTCCATTTCCAAGTAGTTCTTCTGGGGGAAGTAGTGCGCGATAAGGATGCAGCGCTGGCGAAAGTAGTCTTTCTCTTCTACTTTGCAGCGCTCGATAGCTTTACCAGGTCTGCATTGCGGCTGTTGATCAGCAGCGAAATCTTAGACATGGTGCCATACAGGAACAGGTCCTCATCGTCAACCAGCTCCTTGTCACCGCTGATGAAGCAGTTCTGTGCAAGGGTCTTGTTGGCCACAACGGGGTCTTTCTGTGCCTGATTCATCCAGAGAGAGAACTGCATCGTGTTAGGACGCTTGAAATAGCCGACGTACATGGGCTTCTCATCGTATTCGTCACCGACAACGACGATGGCCTGAATACGCTTGTTGCCAGTGCTCTGGCGAAGTTCCTCAATCTTCTTGGTAATTTCCTCACGCATAGCGACAGAAATGTTCACCTCATTCTCGTCCAGGATAATCTCGCCCTGGGCAGTTGCTGTTTTTACTTCTTCCATAACTTTTATGATATAAATGGTTTATAAATTACTCAGCCTGTAAGATGGGCAGCAATTCACGCTTAACAAATGCCTTGAAGCCATTGTTCACATACTCAGCAACGGCTTTTGCCTGCTCCTTGGTAAGCTCAACTTCTTTCTTGTGGTAAATCTCATGTCCGAGGTCTGCTACTGCAATATCCTTGGCATTAAGATACATCATGTTACCGAGGTCCTGAGAAATGTCAACAATACTCTCGTTTCCCTCGATGTCCTTGACCTTAATTTGTGAAAAATCAACTTTCATGTTATAAAAAATTTTAAGTGATACTCATTATATTATAGTGAAAAAACATCTATCGTAATTCATAAAAAAGCATAAAAATGATGGATGCCTCGTAAAAAGCACCCATCATTCTTGAAATATTTGCTATTGGTCCTACTTCGCATACAGCTCGTTCGACCAGCTTGTCTGCGCACTTGCATCGGTGTAGATGCGGTACGGATGGAGGTCGAAAGACTTGGTGATGCTGGTATCGTCCTGCTTGGCATCCATGCCGCTCTGAGTGAAGTAGCACTCTGCAAGAGTGACCGTCTCAGTGGTGACATTCTCAGCAAAGTCGTTGACCCAGCTGATAACCAAGTTGAACTGGCCCAAACCCATCATCGTACCGTCCTCAGATTTTGCACGGAGTTCAACCTGTGCAAGATAGGACAGTTCGATAGAAGCACTATACTCGATATTGCCGAATCCACGACCACGAGGCTGACCACCAAGACCATAGATAGGCTCTGACTTACGTTCAGCAGACCATTCGATAGCCGTAGCATCAACAAACAACGGGGCATCGGCACTCTCTCCAGCGAGCGTGGTCTGGAGTTGAATCATAGACCACGAATAGGCGACGTGATTAATCTTTGTCATTGTTGTGTCGTTTTATTGGTTACTTAACAGATGTGGTGAAACCCTCAGTGACATAGATAGCAGACGTACAGCCAACAGGAACCATAGCGTAGTCAATGTGCAGCTCATCATTCGCAAGAATGTTCTGAGTGCCGTCGATGACACACTTACGGCCACTGATCTGAGGCTTAGAAGTGCCAGGCTCAACCATGTTCACGTCCAGAGCATTGATGACCAAGTTCTGAATCATGGTGATGTCAGAAGCTGACAGACGGCCAGTAGAAGCGTCAAGCTCCCATGTAGAGTTCACGTAAGGCAGAAGTGCCAGACGGACTACGCGACGAGACTTGTGCATCACACGGCCACGTCCGATAGTACGATAGTCACCAGTGCTAAGAGTCTGATCGCAAGAGAAGAATACACCGTTCTCGATGCCGGCATAGTCGGTCAGGAAGATGTATCCCTTACGGTGCAGATTGTTATTGCGGCTGGTGTAGCCCAAGGTCTTGATGTTAGTGAAAGCAGCGGCAGCCGTGAACTTGTAAACACCGTCAGTAGCCTGAGAAGCACGTACCAGATTACCGAAACCAAGCTCTGCATTGGTCATAACCTTTGCGAGGTTGAAGCTCTCAACCCAACCCAAGCTAACCTCTGCAGGAGCAACGGCCAGACAAGCAAGTGCAGCACCGATGTTACCAACGACTGCATAACCACCAAGCTTCTCCTGGATGGAATGAACGTCATCGTTAGAGGGCTGACCAAGCAGTACAGACACCTTCGGCAGGTCGAGTGTAGAGAGGTCGGGAAGCTTCGTGATGTCAATCTCTGCCACACTTGCAACAGGTGCATTAAGCAGGATATTGACAGGAGAGAAGCCCTCATAGTTGATAACGTCAATCTTACCACCAAGAACCTCTGCCTGATTCTGAAGCTTGGTAAGGATGCCATTGTCGATAACGCCAAAGGCGGTGCTGGCCGTGTAGTAAGTGGTGTTGCTGGCAACCTCAGTCTCAGAAGCCTCAACATAGTTGTCACCACTTCTCTTGTAATAGTGCTGTGAAGCAGGATTACCAGTGGGATTGGCAACTTCCTTGTACTCAACGGTCTGCTGTGCGAATGGCTGGGTGGTCCACAAGCCAATCTGATAGATGATACCATTAGCTGCGAGCTGCATCTGCTCAATAGCCGTGAACGTGGTATCAACAGAAGAGTCCATGAACGACACGAACAGACGCTGGTTGTTACCTGCGAGAGTGAAGAAGTTGTTAAGGTGATGATAAACAAGGCCACCCATGATGGTCTCGTCAATACCAGCAGCCTTGACATCCTTCATGGAGTTCACTTCAACCACATTGCCATTGGCAAATATAGTAGCAGCATCGCCGCTACCAAGTGGAGTGGTAAACCCATTTGTGTCGAAAATGATACCGCAAACATTTTCGGTGCTGACAAGTGCGCCAGAACCGATGTTACCGTCAGTGTCTTTCGTAAAGACACCACCTAAGTTTGTGTTCGTCATTGTCTGTTGTTATTTGTTTATTACTTAATTTTTGAAATTCTACTCATTACACCGAGTATCGGTTATTTGCCTTTCTTGACAATGCGGCCTACGCACGTCTTTGGCTTGGCAATCTTACCCTTTACTACAACTGGTGTTTCAGAGAAGCTAACACTGATAGCAGCTGCCTTTTTAGAGGTCTTTTTCGGAGTTTCAACCGTTTCATCCTTTTTCTTCATAGCTGTATAGAATTTGAGTGAAGGGGCCGAAGCCCCTGTCACGCGGTTTTACTCAACAACTTTCCAATAGGTCTTAGCGGGATTGTACGTCTCGTCGGTTGTCTCAGTGAACTCATAGCTGCCCTCTTCACCACTGCGCTCGTACCAACCCTCAGTCTTAGGATTAGCGGCCTCGTAATAAGTGGTATCCTGCTGGGGTGTGGTCTCAGTGTCAGCGCACTTGGTGTAAGTGCCGTCACTCTCAGTGTACCAGCCCTTAGAATAGGGGTTCTGACCAGTCGTGTCGGCAACAGCAGAGAAGATTTCAGCTGCCTTGACATCAGTGAACTCAACGTCATCCTCATCATCATTACCACCAGGAACGATAATGGGCACACCATCGTAGGTGTAAGGCAGGTGGGCAACAATCTCACCAGGCTTAACGATGTTGACGTCCATTTTCAGGATCATCTTCATAAACCACAGCTCACTGTTGGCCTGCAACTTCTCAACCTGGAGCACGTTCTGGTCGCTTGCATAGTCAACACCCATCCAGAGGTTAGAATCAACGTCAGAAGAGAACTGACCGAGGATGATGGTGTTTTCAGGCAGCGAAACGAGAGGCAGTACGCGCTTGCCACGGAAACGACGCTGGTTCTCATCGCGGTTGTCGGTGTACTTGAAGCTCTTGTTGCTTAGATACTGGTCGTACTTATCCCATGTGCTGTAGTCCATCAGGAACTCCAAGTTGGGGTTCTTGCGAATCTTAGCAGGGCAGGCACGCCACATCTTATACAGCTGGGTCTCAACCTCTTCACCATTAGAGAACGTACCAGTGCCGACAGGAATGTACTTGCCACCCTTTGCGTCCTCAGAATCGGCATCAGCTGCATAGTTCATCAGCAGACGGGCAATGGCACCATCGAAATACTTCATAGGACCAGCCTCGTCATCAGCACCGATAGCAAGGGTAAGCTCCTGTGCATTGGTAGCGGCAATCTTGGCCTTGGTAGCTGCCTTTGCAGAACACCAGATAGCGTGGTCGAGATAAGCTTCCTTCTTCTTCAACACCTGCTGGAGCATAGCGGCCTGAACGGTCGGGTCAAGCTCACGGAACAGGAGGTTGTTGTGGGGCTGGAACTCTCTGTAATACTCTTCGTAGTCACGAGGATTGAACTCGATGTAGATCATAAAGTCGTTCGGCTCCAAGGTGCGCTGCGTCCAGTTGAACTCGCCAACACTCGTATCGGGAGTGGGCTTATGGTCCTGGATGATGCGACCACTCTGCAACAGAGGCAGTGCATAGCGTTTCTGGATTCCAGACTTAACATGAATGAGGTTTTCCTTGAAAGTCTCATTCTCCTGAATGGCGTAGGTAAGGATATGGTTAAGGACTTCGCCTTTGTAATCCTGTGCGCCCTGGTTAAATGTGAATGTTCCCATTGCTTTTATTATTTGTTTTTAGTGAATACTCGATTAGAAGTTGGGGGTCAACAGCTTGAAGTCCTTGCCAACAGCAGCCTCCACCTTCTCCTTGACAATCTGCTCCTCAGACTTCATGCCCTCTGCAGCAGCGCCCTGATTGGCAGGGTCATTGGCAATCTTAGCGGAAATATTGTCACGGGCAGCAATGCCGTCCAGTGTCTGCTTGGCCAACTCGAAGTTGTCAGTTGCCAGCTTAACCCAAGTGTCTTTCGACTCCTTGGCAATCTTACCAGCTGCGATTGCAGCTTCAACCATAGAGGTAATCTCAGCGTTGCGAACCTCTGCCTCCTTGTCCTTATAGACCTGAAGCTCGTCCTTCACGCTGTTGAGATTCTGCGTCAGATTCTCAATCGACGCTTTACAACCAGTCAACTCTGTCTCCTTGGCAGCCAGCGACTCCTTGGTGGTCTGCAACTCTGCCTTAACAGAATCAAACTGCTTCTCCTTGGTAAGCAGCGCATTGACCTTTTCGGTAATGGCTGCACCAGTAGCCTTGTCCTCAGCAATACCGAGTTGGGCTGCTACCATTTTGATTTCGTTTTCTGTCATTGTTTTTTTGTTTTGATTAAATTGAAGTGAATCAGTGACTTCTTTTTCACTTATAGTTGTCGAAGTGTTCTTTTGTTTTTCCAAAAGGTGCTGGGTCATCATCACGGAGCCAATGGCACTGAGGTTCTTCACACCGTCAATGGAAGCGGCAACTTTAGCCACAACCTCTTTGGAACTCTTGATGACGTGAGCATCATCAATGATACCGGCTTCAACCGCATCTTCTGCAAACAGCCATGTGCCATCGACATCTTCCTCACCATCCATAATCTTCTGGACTTTCTCATCATCAAAGCCGAAACGCTGCTGATAGATAATCTTCAACTGCTTCTGGAAAGCGGCAACTGCCTGCTTGCCATCTTCATCCAGTTCCTCATCGTCAATGCGAGGATTGTGGATCATCAACACGGCATAGTCACGCATAAAACGCTCCTTACCAGCGGCCCAAATAACAGAACCCATAGAAGCAGCAAGACCGTCATTGATAGTCTCTGTAGGTGTCTGGGAACCAAGGATAACTGAGAAAGCCTTGATACCCTCAAAGCACGAACCGCCAGCAGAAATGATGTGAATACGAATCTTTGACGGCTTCACATAGTTTTCGAGATACTGGAACTCACTGATGAATGAGCGCACATCCCAATAGTCCACATCGTCATAGAAATAGATGTTGGCAGGTTTACCCTGCGCAATCTCACCCTTGACGAATTTTAATGTTTTTTCTTTCATTGAAATGTTTTCTTTATAATAGTTTTAACAATTCTACAGCGTTAATCATTCGGTAGTCTCTTGTTGTGGTTCAGGAATTTGATACACATACCTTGAAGCTGAATCAAAGTCTGCTGGATGGTCAGCATTGGTGTGGCCATTCTCATTGGCCTCTTCTGTCTGGTCAGAATGGTTGGTAAAAGGAGTAAGAACCATGTGACGCTTGACTTTCTTACGGTCAATCCAGATGCTCTTTTCCCTAAACCAAATCTCGTATGTAAGCCATCCAGGTTGCAGGCCATCATCGAAACTGAGTGGGAAATCCCAATAGACTATCTGGCAGCGTTCTGACAGACATTCATATTCACCCTTATGCTCTGTGATTTCCTGATCAATTCGCTGGGCAACATACAATGGGTCAAGCTCAACATCTTCGTCATGCGTGTTGAGCCGGTTAAGAATAAAGTGGATTCTCAATTTAGCACGTCCTTCACCGATACGTTTCTGAGACACCAAATATTCAGTGTCAACGAAATGCACGAAAGCAGCTGGGAAAGCTATCTCATATTCCTTGTTTGAACCTTTTCTGACAATGCGCTCATACTGACCATCATCCCATTGTACGGTATGGAATATCTTTGGGCTATTCTCAACACCATACTGCCAGCGTACATTTTTAAGAATAGCCTTGATAGCTTTAACGACATCAATAATACCGCCATCAGGAATCTGCTGCGGAACAACATACGCATCATCTGGTTCAGTTGTCTGAGGTGCTGATGTGCTGGCTTGATTGCCACTTATAACTTGACCGTTTTTCTTATCAACTATCATTGAATTGTCTTTTCACTATTATAGTCTCAAAGACATCAGGTCAATCGAATACATTAAAGAACAGATATTTGTCAGCTTGCTTAAATGCAAAGTCTAGTAAATAAGTTGAATGACCAATAAATTGGCGTTTCGGTAATTTATGGCCACCTCTTATTCGGCCACCTTCATTATGCAAACCTGCATAACAAAAGAAACCAGAGCCATCTTTATGAACGCCACCCCTTTTATCGTAATAAATATGACCGTTATATTTCGATGGGTCTGTAAAGATACGAACGCCTTTAGTTACTCCACTTTTATTGTTTCTCGCTGTAGTAGATATGGATTCAAACATATCACCATATTCTCTAAGCATACCACCAGCACCAGGCCATGTGTTTTTTCTAATACGTTTTTTTACAGTCTTTTCGTCCAAATCCGGCCATTTATCACCGCCATCTGAATAAAACCGCTTATATTTAAAAGAATCTTGAAACACCTTTATCGCACGAAGAGATACAATAACGGCAAAATTCTGAGAATTGATAGATAGTTTTTCACGAATAGAGAATAAATGCTTTGAAAAATCACGTCCACTAATATATCCGATGCCTCTTCTGCCAGCATTTAATGCAGAAAATGGTTGGTACTTCATTTCCTCTTTGCTAAATCTTCGTGCAATACGGAAATTGCCAGAACGACTCTTTTCTACAATTCCCTTTGGAAATGAATATCTGTAGCTTTTAGGTACGTTTATCCAACCGCCGGAACCTATGCCACCAGTACGTGATGTCCCTTTCTTATTCGGCATAATACTGCTTCCTTATATCTTCAACATATTCTTTCAGCTTGTCCTTATCGGCCCTTGCAACCTTGAAATATGGGTGTGCCTTTCCAAAGATACGGCCACACTTAGCAACACTTTCAGCAAAAACATTGTCAAGCTGGGATGGTTTCTCAGGAACCTCAAATGATGCCTTGACATCTTTTATTCTGTCTTTATTGGCAATAATTTCACCACTTTCTGACATCAGGAAACAACGGCACCCCCATTCAATCGGCGGTATCATCCAGCTTGGGAAATCATCACGTCTGGCAGTAAAGCCTTGCAGTGCATAATGCCAAGGTCTTACTCGATCATCGTTCTGTGTCATGTAAGTGAGATAGGTTGTCGGAGAGCACCACAACCACTGATATGCTATACCCATAGCATACTTGATGTCGCCATTCTCAACGGCTGCATAAGTGTCGTTGTACTTATTGCATATATTATAATAAGGAGAAAGTGCATCCTCATCATTGAAGTCTATTTCCTCATCATAAATATTCGGATTGTACCTCAAAACGTCCTTATACATCTGGTATTCCTGGCATACCGCAAACTCAGTTAGATTATTCACAGCTGCTACCAGTCTGTCACGCTTTTCGGTATCTTCTTTAGTAAGGGTATTATCTTTAGTATTCTTCAAAAGCGTCAATGCCTCGTCAATATCCATCTTGAAACCATCAATGGCATGACCGATGGCATACTGCGCCCTGAGTGACATCATTTCACCCAAAATACGCTCTCTCGATTCTCTGTCACCGATATTTTTCAGCAAATCAGTGAAGAGAGCCAAAAGATTTTCTGATTCCTTTTGGTTTTTATTTTTTTCTTCTTCTGTAAGGCTATCATATACTTTCGAGATACGGTCGCCTCTTACCGCACCTCGTCCAGAAAATTTACTTTAGCATTGACTTTCTCGCCCCTACGATGGCCATACCTGCGATAATATTCCTCATCTGACATGATATGATGGTCATCATTACCATCTTCACCACCGGCAACGGAACCACCAGACATACCAATATTGAACTGCTTTCCAACAGTAATACCAAAGTCTGCATCAATGGTTTCAGCTGACATTTCGTACTTATTGGTAAGCATATCGTACAGCTTAATCTTGTTCTCCATCGACATATCAATCTGATTGGAATATTTGAAGAACACATCAGCTGGAACATAATCCCAATATTTCAGCACTGGAAGAACCTGCTCGTTCATCGCATTCTCAACGATACGACGATAGGTCTTAATGCGAGCACGGAATATATCTTCATGGGCCTTGGTGGAACCGACATACGACTGAGTAGCACCTGCCATACTCTCAGAACCAAGAATCAGATTGGAAATCTCCATGTTGGTGAACTCCAAAAGGCTCTTGTAAATCATTTCTGAGTTAGACATCGTGAACGTCTTGATGTCAATTGAATCATCAGTACCAGTAACCAGCACCTTTTTCTGGGCTGCATTGGCTATCTCCTGCGCAAGACGGTTACGGTCATCTGAACTCTCATTCGGTGTCTTACCATGAATGATGGGCTGGCCGTATGTATGGCTAAAGTTGACCCAATTGGCAATGGTGTACTTCTTAGCGAGAACCAATGGGGTGGTAGAGGCAAACAAACCAAGGCCACCAGTGTCAATTGGAATATAATTGTGCTTATATGTCTCAGACATGATGTTCCAACCTGGGAGCCACTGGCCTTGACGCTGGATGATTCTGCGTTGGCTGATGAGCACATTTCTGCGCTCTATAGAATTGACTTCTTTCAACAATCCAGTAACAGGATCAACATCTGGAAGTATCTCAATGCAAGAGTAACCGTAAAGCTGTGCATACAGAATCTCCTTGATAATCTTTTCGAATTGTGTACCTTGAATCTTTTTGGACTGCTCAACATCACGAACCCATTTACCATTCGCATCCTGCTTTGCAAGCATATATCTTTCACCAAGCATGTGGGAGAACAAAGTCTCAATAACTGCCTGCAAATGAGCATCCTGAATGAGACAAGCATCATACTGGTCGATAAGACGTGAGCGGTCATCCAAAATAGTGCCGTCCTCAGTCTGGCTGACCAGTGATTTGTAGCGACAATGCCGTGTAAGCTCCAATGTGTACTCTTGCACGGTCTTTTTCACAATATTATAATAGGATTCCAGTGGGGTGGTTCCTACAAACATACCGTTTGATGCTCCTTCAATTCTCTTGCGCATTATATAATGGGTTTTTACAATAATAGTTTGGCCGGCTGGGAGGTGGTTTTTGATTCTGAAATGACGCTCTAACTTCAAACCACCAGCTCAATGTGCAGAGAAATTTTGAAACTTTTTATTTCTGAAAATGCCGATAAATAAAGGGTTTAACAATAAATAACGATTGAATTTCTAACCTGAGATAATGACAGAGAACTATAATAGAATAGATACTGTAATTTATTCACTAAACATTATTTATTATGCGTAGTAAAACAAGCAAATGGTTTGAATGTACTTGTCAGTACGAAAAAACAATGGAGGATGGTCTACTTAAAAAGACCAAAGAAACAAACGTCGTAGATGCACTGAGCTTTACTGAGGCCGAGCAACGTTTCATCGAAGAAATGTCATCGTATATCTCTGGAGAGTTTGACGTGACGGCTATCAAGATCGCCCCCTACAAAGAGGTGTTCTTCAATGACGATGACGAGAGCGCAGACCGCTGGTATAAGGTCAAACTCGATTTCATCACTATCAATGAAAAGACGGAGAAAGAACAACATTCGAAAGTCACTTATCTATTCCAGGCAGACTCATTCGAACAGGCTAAAAAAGAAGTTGTTGACATCATGGCCGGTACAATGATTGATTATGTTATCCTCAAAATCGAGGAAACGAATCTATGGTTTGTATTCGAATACGGAAAATAAGGACATGAAACCGAGGAATAATGGACTACAAGATAACAAATCTCGTGAATCTCGTGGAATGTGAGAAAACAGAGATTGCCGACTTCCCGTCATTAAAGTTCGGAAGCCTCGCAAACGGCCAGTCTGTATTCGACGCGACATGCTATTATGAAGAGGAAAAGCTGGAGCCTATTGACTACAAGATATTCAGCAGGATATGCAAAGTGTTCATATCGGCTCTGGTAACAAGGCTTGAACTGGATGAAAGAGAGTTGTTCTACTTGAATACAGACGGCCATATACTAATGCACAAAGACCTCGCAATCCTGTTTCTGCAGTTCTCCAATCCAGACGTTTTCGCATACTTCAATCAGATGATATGGGAACTGATGGAAAATGGAATTGCAATCAGTGATGGACTGGTGGCCACACTTGCAGCAACAAGGGTTCCAAATGAGGTCCTACAAGAAATAATTGATACACGAAACGCTAATGAAACAAGTTAAGTTGGCAGAAAGATTCAGAAACCCTCTCAGGGTACTGGCATTTGACCGCTCATTGAAGCTGGTTGGCATCTTCCAGTCGTATAGTGCTGCTGAAAAGATAACCGGCTCAAAGCACCAGATTCTCCTACGCTGCTGCAATGGTCAGATGATTTCGTCCAAAGGCTTCTATTTTCGTGAAGTGCCAGAGGACTATATCATAGACGTAGATGATTTGAACGCGCTCACATTATTGGATTTTGACAAGCAGATGGGTTTTGATCGTCATATCTATGCAACCAGGAACATGAAGAAAGATGAGGTGATTCTTGAAAGCCAATATAAGAACAGATTCCAAGTATTAACAGCAAGACATAGTAAACAATGGAAAAAATCAAAGTTAAAGTAATCAACGTATCAAACAATCCACTTCCAGCCTACACAACTCCTACAGACGCTGGAATGGACCTGAGAGCAAACATCAGTGAGCAAGTAGTGTTACAGCCAATGGAGCGCAAGCTGATTCCTACTGGCATTAAGATTCAGCTGCCAATCGGTTATGAGGCACAAGTAAGACCTCGCAGTGGACTTGCACTAAAACATGGTATCACCGTTCTCAATGCTCCAGGCACAATAGACAGCGGTTTTAGAAACGAAATCGGTGCACTGCTCATCAATCTCTCCAATGAGACGTTCTTCATCGAACCTAATGACCGTATCGCACAGCTGGTTATCGCAAAGCACGAAACGGCTGAACTGATTGAGGTTGAAACACTGGATGAATCAGAACGTGGAGAGCAAGGATTCGGACACTCTGGTGTCAAGTAATACAATCATTCCCATATTCGATGTGTTAGGTTTCGGGTGGCTTTCTGGCTGCCCGTTACTTTTTGTTAGTATTTTAGGAAATATTTAACTGTCACGTTCTCAATGGTTTATAATATCGTTCACAATATTTAACCAAACTTTTATGCAAAATGTTATCAAATTCTAAAATATTTTTCCTACCTTTGCAGCCGAATCAAAATCAAATAATATGAGTTTACGAGGTTCCATTACAACATCAGACTACCTGCCATTTGAAGAGTATCAAAGGCTGGTGAAGAGTTTAGAAGATGATGGTAAATACCTATGGTGTACTTACTGCATCCTTTCATTCTGTCTCGCACTACGAATCAGTGACGTATTGAAGCTGACATGGAGTGAGGTGCTTGATAGACGTGAAATAACCGTTCAGGAGAAAAAGACTGGTAAGGTGAAAACCATACCTATCGGCTCCAACACATCAGAGCATTTGGCTGAACTATACAAGAAAATGAAAAAGCCTAATGCGCACAGGTACATATTTATAAATAATAGAACAAATAAAATCTATACGCGCCAATACATTGACCGTATGCTGAAAGGGCTGAAAGAAAAGTACAATATCAAGGTCGGCAATTTCAGCAGCCATACATTTCGAAAGACTTTCGGGCGATATGTGTATAACAAGATGGGGCGCACTGAGGAATCACTGGTCATCCTCAACCAGATATTCAAACACCAGTCTATCCAGACAACGAAGATTTACATCGGACTGAGAAGTAATGAGATAGGCAGCGTATTCAATTCGATAGAAATATGAGCACCCACCAGCGTAAATGCCCCTGTTGCGGTAAGATGTTCTGGGATTTCACCAGCACTACCGATGGCCTTGCCTTTAACAAGGCATGGAAAGGGCTTGTTTGCCATGATTGTGCGAGTTGGTTAAGGTTTATCAAGGAGAAAAGTCCTAACAGAGAGGTAATCGCTGGTGTGTGCTATGACTTCCTGCCACCACAAACCGTACTGAATCCAGGAGATATGCTTGGTGGTGGCCACATGAAGTATATCCTAAAAAAAGACAACACCATCAAGAAGAGCAATGACATCTGGAAAATAGGCGAGGTTCCACTACAATTCAGGGAGTTGCTGCCAGATACAGGATGGTGGATAACAAGACGCATATACTATCGCCTGAAACGTGGATTCTTCGATTGTGAGAATTTCGGATGCTTCGATCGCTATCACTGCCTGAGATATGATGTCAGAAAAGAATATGGGAAAGGGCCATACAACATGGTTCCAAAGACATGGCAGGTTGGGAATGAGAAATGTCCGTCATTCTGTAACATACTGGATATAGAACACTACGACGGCTTTGAAACGCTGGACGTATAGCAATTTGATGAAAGCAGAATCATTATTCACCATAAAAAAATAATGATTATGTGGGAAAAATTTAAGAGGTTCTTCGAGACCAAGTACAGAGTTGTTCCTGTTTATGCGGACAACAAGAAATGCGGTTTTGCCGTACAAGTCAAGAGTTTTCTGTCTCAATGGGTAAACGCAAGAGTTCAGACATTGGAGAAAGTCAAGAGCGAGAATGACTTGCTTATTGATAAGGATGCTTTCTTCAATACTGAGGATGAGGCAAAGGAATTTATTGCAAGTAAAAAGACAATCCTATGATTGAGGACCACACACTATGCTATGGCCACCCCTGGCACAAAGTCTGCCAGAGGTGCGCCAGAAACATAACGGACAAGATAAGTGGGGTGGACTATTCTGTTTTCTCCATCTTATCTTCTGCTCCGTTGGATTTGAAGAAGAATGAATGTGAACACTTTGCCAAAAAGCTGCATAAGAAATGAAGAGATACAAAAGAGTGAGATTCGTTGACGCAGAACCGATGTTCCAGTCAAATGCAGAAGAGATAATCGGCAAAAAGATAACCAACCTGACTCACGGAAATGACGGTTATCTGGTTGATGATCCTGATGACGGTATAAGCTGGGTGCCGAAGTCTGTATTCGAGAAAGATGCTATTCCGGCACACACACATTCAGAGATTCTTAACATGATGATTGTGGAGGTATCAAACCACATGGAAGAACTTAAATCGTACACAAGGCACGGCAAGCCTCAGAAAAATGAGCGTGATGCAGTCTATATGGCCATCAGACGTGGTACGCAGTACATTTCAGATTTACAAAAAGCAATTAACTGTCTCAGAAAATGAAAGAATACCCAAGCTATTCGGAAACGGACATCTATCTGTTTACCGAAAGAACAAGAGAAATAAGCAGGAACCCCTACCAACTGTTTGCAGCCTACATTATTTCTGCATTGACAGAACTTATACACTCTGACCCCGAAGATGACCAAAATCCATTTATCTGGGGTAAAGAGGTTCCAGTGGACGTGTTTGACAGATTCTATGCCTCTGCAGTCAATGACTTCATAGAGGCCAAAGAAAACGGCCTGCCAATTGACATCAATGGAAAGCCTTACACTATCAGAAAGGCGAACAACCTGGACGAACAGAAGCTGCATGATGCTTTCCAGTTCCCAATCTATGACGGCACTTATTCGATATGCAGAACCGGTGTGAAGAATGTCGAGGATAACCCAACCAACTTCACTGATCAGCGCACGGCATTGAAGAATGACAGCATCTATCTCAAAAAGATTATCTATCTTGCTTATGATGACGAGAATGATGGCTGGGATAAGCTGACTGACATGGAGGTGTTGGCCTATGTATGGGCATTTCACATGGCAAAAGCTCTCAGAAACAACGAGAATATCAATGACAGATACATTGCCAACTGGTATCAGGAGGCCAAGAAATATGTTGATGATATAACCCTCAAAGAGATTCGCAGCACATGGAATGACCGTGTAAAAATGGCCGAGATTGCGGATTCGATTTGCGTGTTTTCTGCTGACAAGATTCGGGAGTGGAACAAGGCAAACGGGCAAAAATCAGTAGTGGATAATGTTGATGATGAAACAGCCGACAACTACTGGTACGAACACGCTGTGAAAAAAGACTTTGCGTAGGTGGCGATTATTCGTCACCTATTCTTTTTCCATATCCTTTCGCACTTTCTGGATTGCCACCAGAAAATCAACTGCATCAGAATGGTTGATAAAGTAGTTTCCTCGCTCATACCTGGCATCATTGGTCGGTGCCTTATTCTCAATGGCACTGGAAACTGAGAACTTATCTGTGATATACCAGTATGTTTCGCCAACCTTAACCCTTGGACGCATTTTTTCAAGCTGATATGTCTCAGGATTCCATCGTAAAAGAGCGTCATTAAGAGCGTTTGTAATGACAGCTATTCCATGCTTGTCAATGGTGTTGGTTGTCAGTTCATGCAGCGGTATGTCGAAGTGCTGCAATAATTCTCCATTTTCCACACCGAAAATGAAATGAGCCACATCACTATCATATCGTTCTATAATGCCATATCCAGTGATGCCGCCGTGTTGGTAAGCGATTCTGATGTGAGGTGCTGGTAATTTCTTCTCGCAAATCCTTGCTAACCGTGCATCGAAATCCAATCCCTGCAGCTTCAATTGGCTATAGATTTTCTTCGCATCATTTTCAGCTGGTGCCATGATCCTGTCAGTTGAAATCTGCAAGTCAGACACAACCAGTTCGCCATCATACGAAATATAAACGCAAAAAGCACTGTAGTCTGGTGTGCATGATGACAAAATTCCTATTGTGTGGCCATATCTTACGACATCACCAGACCCATATCCAGTTCGGAACCACTGGATAAACTGCTCGTATGTGGATTCTGATTTCGGATGCGCCGACTTGTGAGCATATCCCAAGTTATTCTTCCTGCAATAGAGAAGAATTTTTGCCCAATCATCTTCTGGGAACCTGCAATGTGTCAGGTATCTGTTGACCTGCTCCTTGGTCTTGCTCATAATATGCGCATCATCAATTTCGGTGCAAAGGTATGCAAAATATACCGAAAATTGGCATTGGATAAAATATTTTTTAATCAAAACTTGTAAATTTGAACAAAAACCACTATCTTTGCCCCACAATTTGATGAAAGCAGTTTTGTTATAGTTTGATGAAAACAGATTCGTTCTCATATAGCAAAACGAATGAAAATCAGGGGAATCAAGCAGAAAAACCCCATCGTAGAAATGGATGGGGAGGTGCGTCTGCCAATCTTTGAATACCAGACTGTTGTCTCTGTGAGGGATGAGACGGTGTTCAATGGCAGGACCATGCCTATGCCGGAAGCACTATTCGAATATCTGTCCGGCAGTGAAATGAAAGTGTTCGCAATCATTCTGAGACATCAACGTGAACATGGGTGCTGCATCATCAAGACTACGACTATGGCAAAGGCCATCGGTGTCACTCATATCTCAATAGCCAATACGCTTGCGAGACTGAAAAAGATGGGCATTATCCATTATGAGGTGGCTGGAAAGAAGCGTGACAAGGTAATTGATTGGGATGCAATAGCCGTCCTGGACCAGATGAGTGCTAAGTGGAAAGCTGGTGGACTGACTGCTTTGAGGAAGAAACTCAAAGACAAGAACATCAACCGCATCGTGCCTGAAAACTACAAGGACATCAGAGCACAATTCGAGATTAACAGTGACCCGATTGAAAACGAAGAATACGATTAAGCTATGATAGACCCGAATCACAAATACGTCTTTGAATACCAGGACCTACCAAACGGTATCAGGGTTGTTGCTCTCGATTGCAGACTGAGAGACCTGCATCCGCAACCTCAAATGGTGAATGGTGAAATAAAGATGATGGTTCCTGCAGTAACCACAAAGGACTGCACCAAGATTGACGGCTGCATCTACTACTATAAAGGCAGGTGCCAAGAAACGTATATGAATGAGCTGGTAGAGTTCTTCCAGAAATCCTTGAAGCTCGATAAGAACTGGAAGAAAAACAAAGGCATAAACTTCATATTGCCTAATGGATGATCACGATGAAGCGTATGTGGATGACTGCTGCCAATACTGCAAGTCATTCTCGTCATCCAATTTCAGGATGAAGAAAGGCTACTGCATGAAACTGAGGAAAGCCGTGAAGCGTGATGGTTATTGCGGTTATTTCAAGCCCGACATCAAGGTTGAATACCAGATGGAGTGCAAGCCGATTGAAAAGACATCGGTACCTCCAAAGAACCGCTTCTCCAATTAAGCAAAGCGCCACCCCGATTTCCCAATTGGAGTGGTGCTTCTGTTATTACCAATAACTAAAAACCTAAAACTATAAATATTACTACTAACCTAAAACAATTTCCTAATAAAAATGCCCTGTGCCTGGCAGGGCACTGTTCTCTCCGCTGAGAGACAAGTTCAAAATCAAATCATATAAATTTATGACTCTATAATAATATAGTTATATTTTAAACGATTTATTTAGAATCAATGGTTAAAATAGTGAAAAAATAAATCTCATAACTAACTTTTGGCTATTTTTATCACTATAATTAAATATCAAGTTCAAAATTAAAAACAATAAATTATGCGAATCAAAAGGGTTTTTAGTGAGTATGAAAATTTTGTGTTGGGGTTAAGTGGCGGCATAAAAATTGTGCCAGATTTAAGTGAATACCTCACAGTTAAGGAATTTCATTTGTTCAACATTCTCTTGAAAAAATGTGAGACAGTCAGTATTGGCGAAAAATATATCACATTTAACTTCAAAGAGTGTGCTGAAACAAATGCAGATTTAGCGTTTATAACTGGATGGTCCCTTGGCACCCTAATAAAATGGAGCAATAAGTTAGAAAAGCTTGGCTTTATATGCACGCAAAGAAAAAGTCACATGGTGGTTAGAACAATTAACCATAAGTTGATTTATGACACACAAAAAAGAATTGGAGCAGATTTACTATTTGCACCAAAATTACTTAGAAAAGTGTGCAAAGACAAACATTTGTCACAGATCACAGATGATGACATAAAAGCAGCTCAAAAAATATTCAACTCTAAATTCTCAAAATAATTATGGGCAGAATATTCAGAAAAGCAATGGAAACTATAGGTTGTGGCAACAATATGTGGCCACACTCCTTGAAGTATTTCCTTGATGAATCTGAGCTCATAATGATGATGTGGTTTTTAGAAGATGCAAACGTCAATGATGATGAAATTATAAATTGCGGTTATGAAAAGATGGGATGGTCCGAAAGAAAATTTCGAAAGGTATTCTCAGGCATCCACAAAATTGGTTTGATTGATGTGAAACAAAAAAGAAGAATGACTGCAGAAATCACATTGAATGTTAAGGCTCTTATTCGTTTGAGTGACATTATGAGAGATTATCCGAGACTTAGATTTACACTAAGGGGGTATATGTGCGATAAAACAATATTGGAACTTTCTGATTCTGAAATATCAAAATTTGATAGAAAAGAAAGAAGAAAACAGAAAGAAAACAGTTAAGACATGCAGGATTGTGCATGTCTTAAATTGAAAAAATGATGTAAAGATTTAAGACATGCACAATTTTGCATCAAGACATGCACAAACGTGCATGTCTTAAATTTCGCCGAAATGCCGATAAACACAGGGGTTTCAGGCAATTTTTGGGGTGATGTATAGAAAATATATATAAAAAATATAAAGCTATATAGGATAACATATAGGTTATTTTCTTGTAACCATTAGGAATATAGGAAAAGCATTAATATTAGAATATCTGATAACTTCCAGTACCATGCCGTAAGGCATAAAAGAAAGCATTTAAGAACATAAAGGAATCTTTCAAGAAACATCTTACTCAACTTCCAGCATTTTATTTATAAAATATTCATGTGGCTATCGTAAGCAAAAGACCATGTAAGTGATTCTCCTATTAAAGGCAAAACAAAAGGTCACGTATAATTAGCCACGCGCCGCCGCCGAGCTTGGTCGCCGCCACTCGATTCTGCCAGCTCCCAAAGTTCCGTTTTTGTGGCGGCAAAAATTTATCGGGCGATTTTAAGCCGTTCTGAGCGCATTTTAGGCTTCTGGCCTTGTAGTTGCCCGCTGAAAGCCTGAAAATCGAAATTTGGGCCGTTTCTGTGCGAAATTCGGGCATTATTCGGTATTTTATGTATATGGGAGTTTTTATATGTGTTTTAACAAAAATGAAATCTGAAATTTTGGCCGAGAAATTTTTTGGGAATCATCCAAGATGAGTTTTATGGGGGAAAATGGATTTTTCGTTGGTGCTGGGAACCATCATGGTTTTGAACTTATGTTCAAGTGGATGAGATTTGTGGTGCTGAAAAGAATGGTTCTAAGGAGATTGTTAATGTGGAATGAGGAAATGTTAAGGCGATGGTCTGGGAAAGCATCTGAGAGGCTTCCAGCGACCTATAGGGCTATTTTTAAGACGTATAATGAGAGTGAGAATGTGAGATTGTGTTTTGAAAATGGCTGGAAGAGACATAAATGTGGGAAAATCCGAAATTCAAAAATCGGAAATAGTTTGTGTATGGCTTCCAGTCCGCAGGGTACACCCACCCCTCTTTTTTCCTTTATTTATTGGTGTTTCCAGAGATTTCGACCCCTTCGTTTGGTTCACTTTCCGCAAAAGTGAACCTAATTGTTAAAGGTAAAAATACTTTACACCTATTTTGTCTTAATTCTTTATACGTCTATTTTTTCACTTTTACCATTATACCTTATTATGCAACCCGTGCGCGAACCGTTAAGGTCTGTTAATTTCTGTAAAAATGTGTTTAGTCTTGTCTCGGTTCTTTGGTTAAAAATCTTTATAACAAACGCTATCGTTCGTTGTAAAAAACATTAATACACTTTTTGTAAACATTTCAGAAAAGAAACGTGTATTTTTCTTCAACATTCATCACCTATTTATACGCGCACACTCAACGTACCTATCTAAGCATTTTAAAATGAGGAACTTACAACATGAAAATAAATTTGGAGTGCATTGAAAAACTACCTATGTTTGCTTTCGAAATCAGTTCACCACCGGTTTCAAAATCGTTCTTTCATTTATTGCGACACCACACGAAACAACCGACAACCAAATAGGCTATGCCTATATAAGGACACTATGTGTCTTGTCGGCAAAAGTAGTAAATCAGCCTATCCCTTGGGGATAGAGTGCGCTCACGGGTGTTGGGGTGAAATCCCTATTGGTACGGGGTGTATTGTATCTATGATACAAGAGTACATAGTGGTGCGTCCTGGTTCAGACAGGCGAGCTATGACCAAACGGAAAATCTTTGCACATATTTCGGCATGAGCGAATTGCGTTCAAAGGCATGAGTAGTCCGTAGTGGGGTGGTTCCTCGCAAAGCTACAGCGGTTCGCGGTGATGGTGTGCAAAGTCTGTAGGCGCACAAGTTGCAGACGTTCATCGACAGCTTTAGCAGTCACGAAAGTGACTACTATTATACTCTCTGACCTGTGCAGGGTTCGACTCCCTGCATGGGTCCGATATTGTCTAACAAAAGGGCAGGAAAGGACTGCCAGGGGTGCAACTCCCCAAACGAGAGTATTATGAAGCAGACTAAGATTACAGTGAAGCAGGAGAACAAAGGCAAGCGTGGTATCCTTGACCTGACTGGTCAGTTATCGCAGGTATTGAAGCAGTTCGAGGGAATCTACACCCGAAAGCTGCCAGAGACAGACGGCCTTACTGTGGAGGACTGGATGGAGGCGCACGGTGTGCCTCGCTTCGTTACGCCGAAAGGTGTGAAAAAGGGCTATACCCCAGCCCTGATTAACGGGGGGTGGAGAGAGGAAATGCTGGCAGTGAACGACTCGAACAAGGTGATGGGCAACTACATCTTCAAGAACGTGCCGGCAAAGTATGTCATGGATGAGGACGACAAGGAGACTGCCTATCGTGTGTACGCATCCGAGGAAGAGGCCCTGAAAGCAGACGGCAAGCCTATCAGTGTCTATCGTCTGGCACTCATCGACCCGCACAAGTGGAGCGTCAACACCATCCTCACTGGCCTCATCCAGTCACGCAAGTACACGAAGCTGGCTGAGAAGTCCAAGGAAGCAGAGGACAAGTGGGCCGCAATCGAGCACTGCTACATCGTCAAGACTGAGGGCAGCGAGCGCAAGGTCATCGAGGTCAGCAAGGACAGAGTGGAGTTCTAAGAAGAACCTCCAACTGGTAGCCATAAGTGGGGCGGGATAACTATGCAGTCTCGTCAAGCAGGGGTTCGACTCCCCTGCATGGCACACTATGAAACATTTTGCAGAGGAAATCGGGCAGCGTAGGCTCCAGGAGCTTGCGCTGAACGTGGGGCATGGTGTAACTATGTCCTTTGACGTGAAAGAGCTTGGTGAGTATTCATTGCGCAGAAAGCCGGTTCTGGTGGTCCTGACAGGACTTACAAGCAATCAGCAGTGGGTTCTCATGCCCTGCACAAGACAGAACATTGCAGAGCACAGAGGCCATTGCTATCTCGTGAAAGGCAGGAAAGTGGAGCGAATCGAGTACAAGCACTACACTGGAAGCTTTGAGCAGGTGATGTCGAAGTACGAGAGTGCCGACCTGAGTGCGCCGTTGAGCATTGCAAAGACAGACGATATATTTCGTGCTGGAAGGGGTGCAAGATGTCGCAAGAAGCCGCAAATAAGCGGAAGCAGGAAGCCGACCGCACACGGAACAGCCGGAACGATTGGCAACTATATCACGACAAAGAGATTCGAGAACAGCAGACTGACTTGCGTATGCAAATGTCAGGCGATCTAAATTATAGGAGGGCGAAATATGTATAACGATGAGAATATGCTGATGACTGACCTGGAGTTGGTTGACGAAGAAGCATACGAAGATGCCATGCAAGCTGCTTATGAGGCTATGCAGGAACCTGAGATTGTGATTGCAGAGGGTGCGACTGATGCCCAGCGCGAAATGATTGAGAACATCAACTTTGTGCTGAACGGGAACAGCCACAAACTGCAAGAGCCTATCGAGCTGGATGATGACGAGAACGGCAAGTTTATGTGTGAGGAAGTCGTATATCGTGAGAAGCAGCTTTATGCCCAGAACTATGACATGGAGCAGGACTGCTGGAATGACTTGCGCCTTGACGGAGTGCTGGCTGAATCACTCGAAAAGTTGTGGGGCAGACTTATCAACGAAATATTCTAAAGGAGGACTAATTATGACAACAAAAGAACGAATTGACCTGCTGATGCAAGCTCGTAATATCCTACACAAACAGGAGAATGGCGAACAGGTAACGAGTATTGACATAACATTGGCGCACGACTATATCGACATGGTGGTGGATGACATGATAAAGTAGGAGGACACAGCGATGAAACAAAACGACGAAATCCCCATGTCAATACGTTGCATAGTTCCATTCGCAAAGTGGATGGATAAGCACCCGGTATTGTCGAACATCATCCTAATCATCGAGGCTATTGCCCTGATGTATGTAGTTTTCACGTATAATTTCACAACTCACATCTGATGGTGTGGGCAGACTTAATAACCCCAATTTATTCATCATTTAATTTTTACAACTATGGCTAACAAGAAGAATGGTGCTGCACAGACGGCACAGGAGAGCAAGAACAGCGCACAGTTCGCTGCAGTGTTTAACAATGCAAAGACAGAAGCCGACGGCAAGAAGATTCTGGACTACATGATTGCTGGCTTCACGGCTGCTTTCAAGGCGAAGTTCCCTGAAAAGGCAGAGCCTGCACCCAAGACCAAGGGAGCACCAGCCAAGACCAAGGCTGCACCCGTGCCCAGCAAGCAGGAGATTGCAGAGGCCGTCCCAGAGGCAGCCGATGGTGCAAAGGCCGAGGTCAAGCCCATCAAGGAGAGCGACAAGAAAGCTATCAAGGCCCTTGGTCTGGAGTTCCATGACTATTCGGAGAAGTCGTTCGCTATCGTAGGCGACACGAAGCCCGTCAAGGCTATCATGGAGAAGTATCACGGACGCTTCAACCGCTACCTCAGTGTCGGTGCCGGCTGGATATTCGCCAAGAAGTACGAGGCAGACGTTCGCGCAGCACTTTGCATCCAGTAACCGAGAGACAGAAACAACGAAACTTCAACTTCAAATTCTCTTTGACATGAGACCACGTATTATTGAGACGAGAGAGGTGAACAACGGACTGTTCACCTCTTTAGTCACTTGTCAGAAAGTGACCACATCTGGTAGCCGTGAGCATATCGAGCGGTATATTCGGAAGAGAGCAAACCAAACACGCCGTATGGCACAAATTGCAGTAGCATGACCAAGGAAAAGAACAACGGACTTATGTCCGAGGATGCCTTTAATCAGGCGATCGAGATTATCAAGCAGTCGAATAGCTGTGTTGTGGCTTTCAATGTTCCAATCAACGATAACTATTCTCGTGTCTATGACATCTTGATTCTGGAATCAAATGGCGCCGTATTGAGCGAGCTGCATGATGCAGGGTTCAGTATGTCTATGACGAAGAAAGGACTTAGTGTAACGAAATTCTAACAGGAGAGACAATGAAACATACGATAGCAAAAGCCGCAATCATCGCATTGTGCCTTGTAGGAATCTGCACGTTGATTTACGCAGGTTTCCATAAAGTCAGCCCAGCACCTCAGATTGTAGAGAAACAGTCTCACGGTTGGCAGTTCATCGACGTGGATGAGTACGAAATAGTGAGGGCTGGTCTCTATGATGCAGCACTCAATCTCTGCATCGATGCAAGCAACGGAAGCTATGTCTGGGAGCATTTCGTAAGTGACGAGAACAAGCGAATCATCCTTAATTACAGGGTTCCGAGCCTTGAAGTGCTTATCAGCGCCATTAACCAGATGGACTGCGACGGATGCCTGAGCGACTCTTTTGACGAGCCTCTTGTGATATACGAGAGAGCGCTTTACAAGTATAACAAGTTGACGAATTGTGAATATTGACGCACGATAAATCCCAGCACCTAACATGACCTTAGTGAGAAGCCGGTAATGTTCTACTTGCTGCATCTGACAGCATACGGACCGTGAACATCGAAGAACTCACAGATACAGCCGCTGTGATGGCTCACTAAGGCCATTTACTTATTAACCCAAAAGACTACGACAATGAAAGAGCGTATTATCAAACAAATGACGGAAGTGGTGCGAGACGTGATGACCAACTTCCAGAGCGACTTCTATAAGTATGATATGGAAGCACTCGAAAACTACGATGAAAGGTTCCTGTGGTTTGTGGCTCCCAGCCATACCCATTTGGCAAAGATAGGCGAGCAGTATCTGAGTGACATCGTTGACCTGAATGAGGAAGGGCTTTATGCGGTCCTGCAGCGCAACACAACTCCAGATGCTTGCGTCAATTCTCTCAGTAAAGATGACCTTGTGTTCTATTACGATGGCGATCAGATGACGAAGATAACGATTGAAGAGGCCAAGCACTTGTGGGAAGCCGTGCGTTCATGGTCGTTGTATAGCTGGCAGTTGCAGAACGGATTGTGTGCTTTGCCCAGCGACTTCACGATTCCATTGGAGCTTTCATGTTCATTCGCTTACCTGAAAGACCAGCTGAAATATGCCAGGGAAATAGGCACAACCACACTGGTTGATACTCTGAAACGCTTCAAGCACTATCGGAAAATTAATTCAACACACAAATGCGTCATCGGAAAGGACTTCTCGCAGCACTCATTCACTTTCGCCTTTATCTATACTGATAGCAGGACTGGTGAAGAGAAATGCAGTCTCAATGGCGGCCTCTTGTATTACGATGGCAAATGGCATACTCACACATAACGAAAGTTAAAGTGGCAGAAACGTAAAACTTCAACATCAATTTTTGACTATAATAAAACAGAGTGTAACTTAAAATTTTCAAGGGTTATGAAAAAGAAATCAATGTTAGCAACGATGGCCGGTGTAATGGTCGCTGGCCTTGGTATGGTATCTACACCAGCCGCACAGCAAGTAATCGAACAGACTGCACAGAACAGCGCAACAGTTGTTCAGCAGCAGGCAAATCAGCAGCGCACCGTCCGCTCCACCCAGCAGCAGGCACAGCGCATGACCAACCAGACTGTTCGCAGTAATGGAATTATGAACCCCTATGTTCCCTTTGGAGGGGGGGGGGGGCTGCTTGGTTCTAACTATGGCATGAGTCCAAAGGAGTATGGAGAATATCTCATGCGTACTGGAAAGGACAAGCAGAACAAGCGTCGCCGCAAGCATTGGGCGAAAGCTATTTCATAACCCATTCTCTCACATTCTAACCCATTAACAGGCCCGTCAGTCAAATCGGTTGGCGGGCATTTTTACTAACCCATAATTTGATTCGTTATGAACAACGTATTTTTCTCAGAGAACGGCCTGACTTCTACATCGGCCAACCATGTGGCTAATCTGGCCATGGAAACTAAGACACTGCCCATTCAGAAAGAAATTGATTGGGCATATATCGAGGAACACTTCAAGAAGCATTTGCCGTACAGACCCCAGCTTACTTACATTGATTATCGTGATGACTTGGAGTATTGTATGAAGCAGGTGGCAGAAGCAGTTGAGAAAAACGACTTCCTTGACCTTGAAAACTTCATTGACGAAAGTTACATGGAGGAACGGTGGTATAATGAGAATGAGTATTGGGAAGCTTTCCAGAAAAATGTGCTTGACGAGCTTGACGATATGTATGAGGCTCTTGATGACCATTATGGTGCAGAAGCAGACCACATCGAAGCTGTTAGACAGTTCATCGAAGATGAAGATGATTGCAAGGAGTGCTTTCGTGAGTATCTTTGGGAACATGATGACTCTGGCGATGTCTGCAAAGAACTGATGGATAAAACCGATAACCCAGGAATGTTCTACGACCTTAACGAGTGGTTCGATGAGACATGGTGCTGGGATAGCAAGGTGTATGGTGAAGCTATCAAGCGAATCTGCAAGGCGCTTGGCCTGAATATCAAGGACAAGAAAACAAGGGACACTTTGTATGAGTTGCTGGCAAATGCCTCTGGTGGCGGCAATCTCAGAATCTACTTTAACTGTCCGATATGGGATTTGGTGAGTGGCGATGAGAATGGCTGTAAGTATGGCACTGATGGCAAGTATGATTACAAGTCGATAAGATTCAAGGGAACGTTCATGGTTGCAATCATCAATATGTGGGAAGGCTCTGGCTTTACTGAGGATATGGAACTTGACACATCCATCCAGTTTAATCGTGAGAACCTGAGAATTTCAAAGCAGGAGACCTACAGTTATGAGCGTGTTTTTGGAGCATATAGCGATTATAAGGTTGACACTCCAGAGTTCAGTTTTCAAGAGCCTGATTGCAAGGTTGAACCCAACGGCGAACTTGTCTATCATCAGAAGCGTGAAGACGAATACAATAAGACATATCGCAGTGGCAAATGTACTTGCGGCGACATGAACATGAGCCGCCATCGTCATATAGTCTCTGTTGGATGGGGCGACCTCAGATGTAAGGATTGCGGAACAACTTGGTATTGTGACTAAAAAATACGACTATGAGCTACTGGCACCTGACAAAAGATCACGTTTCAGTCGAGGTTACTGAGGACGAGGCGAGACATCTGGAATCCCAGGGTGAAACAATAACAACCGACCCGTTTGTAGCTGCTAATTGGGAGGACTAAGCTATGACCGTTGACCCTATTGTTTACAATGGCAAAGAATACGTCACAAGGTGGGTTCACCTGATGAACGTAGAGTATCACGGACAAGCTGAGAATGTTCGTGTTGCTGACTATGAGTTGTGGGCAGCCATTGAGGATGACTACAACGATAATGTGCCGGAAGCAGTTGAAATTGACAATGGCATCTACTACTATTGCGACTCAGGCTTCTTAGCTGGTGAGCCGACTGATGATGAGATACGAGAATATCTTAGAGAATCGTTGACATGAGACACATTGATTTCTATAAGAAAAAGGAGAAGATTCATAAGCAGATGATTGAGGCCATTTGCAAGATAATGGACGCTCACATGGTCACTGAAATCAACTTCAAGGACTTGGGGCTGAATGGTGGCTATGCCTGCATATCTGATATGGGTCCAATGTTTGAAGCGGAGATTGAGAAGCTGAAACATGACATCGGTACAGACTATCTTGGTATCGAGGTTGATGATGAATGGGGAAATACCATCTGCACGAATCTCAACGATGGTGTGCTGAACGCTTCTTTCGATACGGTATATGAGGCCGTCCATGATTTGTTCTACGACAAGAACTGCAAGTATGAACGTGAACGTCTGTTAGCAAAAACAAAGTGATATGATACTGAGTGAATACAATGTTGATGGACTGAACAACGGCACCGTCAAACTGAAACAGAAGAACCATGACGCTCTTATGGCTCTCAAATACAAGCATCATTTGCTGCACCACATGGAATCAAGCGACCACTGCACATTGTTTGACAGCGGACGGATTATAGATGTTGGTCCTGGAGTGATGTTGTGCTTCAATAACGACGGCCTTATGTCATACGCTGTACTTTATGGTGATGTTGACAAGATTAAGGCATGGTTGAAAGTGACAATCAAAAAACTTAAAGAAGAACAAAATGGCAAAGAAAGTTGACAGCATTTTCCTTGTGATCGAGGCAAAGGGAAATGAGTTTCTGGAGATAGGTTTTGGTGGCGGTGGAGAAATCACCACAAGCCAACATACTGATGGCGTACTGGCAGGATTTGCAGAGATAAGCATCGGTGGCGGTGGCTGTCTGGTGTGTGATGACTGCAATGACGGTATTCTTCCATCCGACACTTGTTACTATGTGGCGGTTCTCAATCGTGTGTTCTGCAAAAAGTGCTACGATGAATGGATTGCCAGTGCGAAATATTACCCTGATGACGCTCCATACGAAGAGCGTAACTACAAGCGGACCATGCTGGAGTTGAAGCGTGCTGAACTCTGGCAGGACAAATAACAATTTAACCCACTTACAACTATGGCAAAGAAACAAGACATTGTGGTTCCCGACTTTAATGTTGAGGGATTGACACAGGAAGAGACACAGCAGCAGACAGCACCAAAGCCTGCCAGTGAGAAACCAAAGACAAAGGCTGCACCGAAAGCTGCCAAAGCTGATGACAAGCCGAAAGGACCCAATCCTTTCGAGAAGTTTATCAAGGCATACCTGGATAAGAAAGCTACCAATGACGAGGTTTTCGCACAGACCTACAAGAAGCCCAAGAAGTCCATTGAGCGGTGCTGTGCCTATATCATCACTCAGATGGCTAAGAAAGCCTTTGAGGTCAAAGGACAAGGGCGCATGGCTATCTGCTGCGGAATGGATGCAGACCTTGACAAGAGTCCAGTTATCAATTACGCCATTCACTATTGGGATGAGGATGACTTGGCAATCGACAAGGTATCTAAGGAAGCCGTCAAGCAAGTGACCAAGCAGGTTCAGATTGACGTGCCTGATATGTCATCGTTTGACTTCAATATGTTCTGATTATGAAAGTCTATAGGGGCTTCAATTGCCATTACGACAACTTCGGCTCTCCACCAGACCAGCCTATATGGGTGACTGTTAGCCCCTTCTATGCTTCTACTTATGCACAGAGCCATAAGGGGAGGGTGGTAGAGTTCGACTTGGATAGGAACGACCTGAATGTGTATCATAAGCAGCAGTTCTCTCCAGTCAGAAAGGAATTTATTGAGGAAGTACGCAATGCCGGTTGTAATTGCTGGCAAATCTCTTACGGCAAAGACTGTTTTGGTAAGGACCAGACAGGATGGGCCATTATCGACAAATCAATTCTCAGGAACCCTGAGATTGTGGAATATTGGGATACGTTAAAGTGATGAACTATGCAGCCAACGACGAAAAATGAGAAGCGTGTTTGGGAATTGTACGACAAGCTTCCAAAATTGGATGGAGCAGCAATACGATTCGCCATCCATCATATAGGTGGTGAGCAGCCAGCTTTCTTTACGAAGAAGAAAGATGCGATTATTGGAACCTACAGATGTACGGTTTGCGGTGGTGAGTGGAACGGTCAGGGCAGCGAGAAAGTGGTTTGCCCACACTGCAACCATGAGCTGAAAACTGAGGTCACGAAGAAAAAGAAGTACAATAACTACGGATTCTTTGTGGATGCCCAGACTTGTGAGGAATGGCTGGTGCTTCGGTATTACTGGCATGACCATAATCTGTTTGCCGACGGGAAAGTTGACAATGAGTTCAGTGAGGTGATGCAGCTATGGTACGATAAGGATGCGAATGAAGTGGTGATGGGAAAATGCAAAGCCATGTACCCCAGCAGAGTTCGGTGCCCGTTCAATGTCTGGAGTGGTATGAGTATCAAGCGTCCGAGAAAAGACAGAAATTACTACTATGGCTATAACATTCTTGATACGCCATTCGACTGCATCTGGCTTGAAAATTTGCCTCAGTGCTTTAAGTATGTGGACTGGAGCAAGTGGGATCGCTATGACATATCCGATGTGCTTCCATATATGCAGAAATACCCGATGATTGAGACGCTGCTGAAAATGGAGCGTAGGGATATTCTCAAAGCACTCTTCAAGGATGGCCGTCTGAACAATCCTGAGATTTACTTCAATTCTATACGACTGGCAATCAAGAACAAGTACCAGCCAGTAATGGAGCCAAAGAACAACGACTTGGGTATGTGGTTCGATATGCTGCCTCAGTTGCTGCGACTTGGTAAGGACTGGCACAATCCGTTCTATGTTTGCCCTGCAGACCTCAAAACGACGCACAACAAGTACACAGATATCATTTCAGAAATGGAAAGTCTGGAGAAAGCTGCGAAGATGGAGAAGCAGTACAAGGATGCTCGCAAGATGTTCTTCGGAATGGATATAGGCAACGATGAGATTCATATCCAGCCGCTTGAAAGCGTGGTTGACTTCTACAAAGAGTGGAAGGAAATGAAGCATTGTGTCTATAGTTGCGAGTATTTCAATATGCAGCGACACCCAGATTCGCTTATCCTCTCTGCAAGGACTGGTGATTGGCATGACCCCATCAAGTTCCTTGAAACTATTGAGATTGATATTCGTACTTTCACTATCCGGCAGGTTCATGGCCATTGTAACGCTGATTCGGAGCGACATCAGGAAGTTATTGACATCGTGAAGAAGAATCTGCACAAGATCAAGAAAGTCATTAAGGACTACAAGGCAGAGCAGTCCAAGAAAGCCAAGGAGAAGAAAGACAAGGAAAACCCTCTTAAAGAAGCGGCATGAAAGAAAAATTGACACCAGCTCCACTGAACCAAAAGGACATCATGGAGGATTTTTTGTTTGAGGCATTGTTCGATTATTCACCTGGATATATTGAGGATAACAAGTGCGTGATGGGATTCATCAACAGCCACCCAGTGTCTTTGGTGTGGTCATTTGGCTCTCATACCATACGGATTTATCCAAACGGCAATGTTGACAATGTGGAAGAAGCCAAGCAGTCCATCATCAGTAAGCTGGATGAAATGAACCGAGAGCCTGACTGTCAGACGATTTGTAAGATAAGTCAGGATGAGGTGTCTGTCTATGCCAGCTTCTACTACAAACCCGAAGAATAGTTTCTGTAGTTGTAGGTGGCGGTGCCGGTCATCACTGGCTGGCATCGCTTTTCTACATAAAACGATAGCATTATGATTGAGAAACTGACAACCGAGAAGATTCCTGAGTGGGCAATTTGCTACTTCTGGAATGGAGACATTGGCGATAACCTCACAGAGGAAGAGGTTAAGACCATGCAGGATTGGGAGCTGAAAATCATCCAGTATGCCAAGGATAAGCATCCTAAGAAGCGGTTTACTGGTCTCACTTACGACTTTACGGATGGCGAGGATGCGGAGCCTTACTTCACGAATTGCCCTGCATTTGGACCGAGAAACCCAAATGCGCTGCCTCATCGTGGAGAACCGCCATTGCTGGCCTGTGATGTATATGACGTTGACATTTACGCTAATTATATCTGATATGACACAGAACGACAAGAAACAACACCATCGCCAACTTCCAGAGGACTACGACTTAGGCTACACTGCCAATGTCGGCACTACGGAAGCTGAGAATGACACGATTCCTGAGATTTACTATTAATTCTTACAACTATGGGAAGAAAACTATTTTTAGGTCGTTTGAACAATGACGATGAACGCAACTGCATCTACACAGAGCACGTTGAGTTCCAGTGCGGCCATTATTTCAGCAGTATTCACAATTGTGGCGCTGCATGGAGTGGCGGCCATCCTATCAGGGATATTGCCTATGACGATATTACTACTGGATTCACTGCTGAACAATGGGCCAGAGCGCAAGAGATTGACAGAAGCTTGAATGGTCTTGGTTATGGCATCAAGGTTGATGATGATCGCTACAAGGTTGGCGAGGCTTTGATGAATGAGTGGAACAACCTGATTGATTCCATCCAGGGCTGTGATGTTGAAGTCGAAATCATGCAGGATGAGCGAGACCGTATCGGTGGCAGGTATAATCTTGATGACGATGACATTGACGAAATTTTCAATTATACCGATTATCACGATTTTGGCGCCATCAGTGCTATATACGATAGTGTTGAAGATTTCGGAGAAGAAGAGGCTTTTGAGTTAGGTGTTTTCAGTGGCCATGATGGTCAGTTTAAGGACACACTGGAGAGCTGCTTCGACTACGAGAAATTCGGCAGAATGTGTTTGGACGGCGATTATGCCGTTGAACTGAGTGACGGAAGAGTTGTGACACTTTATAGTTAATGATTATGGCAAGTCTTTATTTGAAGCTTGGGTGGCCTGAATATCAGGAATACCAGCAGTACGACGATTTTGATGAGCACGCTTGTTACTCTCCTGAGAATGAGTGCTACTTCATCGAACAGGATTGGCTCATTAACAAGGGCAAAGAGAATAACGGGGCAAGTCTTGACCCCATTACTACACTGCATTACAAAGATTACGAAATCAAGCTATCAAGTCGATTTGTTGGCTATGGATTGCCAGATTGGGAAAAGAAAAAGAGCGACAAGCATCCGCATTTCCTTGTAAAGTTTGAGATTGGTTGCAATTCGCATACTTTCGATTATTGGGGCAGCGTTATGGACTACCGCAATGATGTTGACAGTATGACGGAAAAGAACTGCATCGAGGCTTTCGAAATGTTCATTTCTGATTGTATATCTGCCAACCAGAGCATAGATGACTTCCAGAGTGAGTTTGGCTATGAAAATGTGTCTGAGTGCATCAAAATCTATAATGCTTGCAAGGAAAGTCTGGAAGCATGGAAGAACTTCTTCATTGACCCTTACGACCTTGACAATTGGCTGCGTGATACCTACGATTTGTAACTCTAAATGCTACAGGTTATGAAAACTAAGTTTGAAATTTGGAAAGAGTATTGGGATGAGCTGGATGACGGCACCAAAATCTCAATTCGTAATGAGTATTGTCGGGAACACAATCCTGATGAGGAAATCTTCTCGTTTGACGAAGAGTTCTTTGAGACATTCTTCTCTGAGTCCAAGGCAATTGAAGTTGCAAGAGCCGTTTACTTCGGCAATATCCAAAACTGGAATGATGATTATATCAAGTTCAATGGCTATGCGAATCTTGAATCTATGTCATCATACGATGCTGTAAAAGATACTGAGGACTATTATCTCAATAGCATCTTTGAGAATGACAGCTGCTGGTGCAATGAGATTGACGAGGATGAAGTGAGCAATGATTTCCGCGAACAGCACCTGAACTATTTCAAGGAGCAGGTAATCAAGCAGCTTCCAGACATCGACCCCGATGACGCTGAGTATTGGTTCGATGATAATTGGGATGACGATTGTGATGAAGCTGACGAGAAATCAGACGATGAACTGGTCAAGCAGTGTGTTGAGTATCTGAGCGACCCAGAAAATCGTTAAGCTATGTCGAGACGATACAAATGGCTCTTTACCGAGGAATGGGATGATGGCTGCAAGGAAAAGGTTGCAATCTATGGAAAGAAGTCCGTTAAAGAGATTGACAACATACGCGACCAAATGGAAAAATACTCTCCTTACGACTACTGTGTTGCTAACGAGTTTGACACAGAAGCCGAATACCAAGCCGCTCTTGATGCTCGTGTAAAGAGCGGCTGCAAAATGACACATTACGAGATTACAGAAGTCTCAAAACAATAATTATTAAACAACAAACAACTATGGAACAGAAGAATTTTGAAGTGATCAACACGGCCAACGCCAAGTTCGTCTATCTGGAGGACGAAAAGAAGCTGGTGTCAATGCAGCCGGCACAGACCACGTATTATCTTGATGAGGACAAGGCCGAGCAGACATTCATCCTTGGTGGTGATGAGAGCCAGACGCACAGACTTGCTCTTGATGGTAAGTATTATGTAAGTGAAGCTGCATTTACCAGTGGCGCATCAATCCCCAGGGAGAACGCTGTACGCCATGACAAGCTGGAGGACATTATGAAGAACTTGTTCAGGGCATATCTGGTCAAAACCGATGAGACTGGCCCATTCGTTTGGGTGTATGAGAACGGACAGGCTACCAAGTGGCGACTGGAAGAGCATACCGAGAAAGTCACCATCTACTATGATGGCCAGACTGCCCAGCTCGATTGTGACATTCCAGACATATATCGCAGTGCCGAGGAAGTCTATAAGTACAATGACTATATCGTTCAGGAGAAAGCTGGTGAGTGCATCGTCCGTGAGGGTGTCTATCGTCGCCTGTTCTTGACCGATGAGCAGAACGCATTGGTTGACCGTCTGCAGGCCGTCATAGATGAGTGCAACAAGGCCGGCATTGCCATCGAGTTCGACTATGCTGACAACACGGTGATGTGCTTCAATCGTAGTAATATCAAAGACTATGGCTGGGAAATTGAATGCGATGCTGAGACAGAGGAATCGTATGACCTCGAACTTGACCGTGCTGGCCGTGCCCTCAAAGGTATCGGCGACATCAACACAGAGGAAAACAACTTCATCATCGAAAAGCCAACCGCCTAAGCCACCGTGCCCGCCGGTTCTCCGGCGGGTTCAATTCTATTCACCATATATAATAATAAGGTATGAGAAACTTAGCAAAGAAAGACCTGCATTTGATGGGTTCGGCTGGTTCTATGGAGGCATTGAAGAAGCTGATTCTTGAAAAACTCTATTGGAGCAAGGTTGAGACTTCTGAAAGCACTCAGTTTGAATCTCGATTAGGCAAGTGCTATGATATTACAAATGCCAACGGATTGCTCAATAAAATGGTGATCATCGAGAAGAAGCGTTGTTCTCTCTATGGAATATTAGACGATTAGCCTATGGAACCATATATCGATGAAATCTTGCTGACCATGCCAGACGGCGAGGAAAAGGCAGTGAGAATGAAGTTCAAGAACGGCATCGCCATCCAGATTGATGAGGCTGGTGATGTTCCGCTCTTTGATGACCCGATAGTGATGACATACCCATCGACGTATGACATAGAAGAAAATGCCGATTTGAGTATTCAGATTGAGACTTACACCGGCAGACAGTTTGATTCCAGCTTACCAGAATGTTTCTTCGATATTGCTATAGTATTCGGAGTGCACCATAGACTATCTGAAATCGTAAAGAAGTAACCACATGAATGAGATTATCTTCCAGCCACTCTATCAGGATGAAGAAAAGCCTGTTGGATGCTTCATATCAGTTCACTTTTTCGGATTGAACGGCATCATTATGTGTCCAGATTGGTGTCCTAACCCGTATAGCTGGCGTAAGTTCATCGAGGACAGCATATTTCAGGAGTTGTTCGAGCATATCATGAACGTTGGCAATGATGATGAGCACTCGCTGTCTGAATCCGACCGCGACATCTATAAAATGCAGGATGAGTTCGAATATGACTTCAAGAACAAGCTCGACGTGGCCGACCTCTACGTCTATAGCCATACCCCGAAGAAAGCTGGTGGATATGTCCGCATATTGGTCGAACCTGACGAACACGAGACGGTAAAGCCTAAAATCGACACGTCCGACTTCTATCCCGATGCAGTCAGAAAGGCTGGCCCAGTCGAGAGGTTCCTGTATGCCAACACCGACGAATGGGAGCAGTACTACAGACTACCAGAATCCATGCAGAAAGATTGTGGTAAATACTACTGGCGGTTTGGGAATGACCTGGTGTTCGATACAGACATCATCTGGCTCTATTTCAATGACGCGGTTTGCTGGAACAATCTCTATTGGGACTTGTATCATGCCATCGGCAGGCTGTGGAAAAACTGCAACTTCGTCGAGGCATGGAGAACCTGTGATTATGGCGATACTGAGAAGAAACTGGTAGCAGAGCATGATGCCCAGCGACTTCTCTTTTGGACGCTTGAAAATCAGTACACACTTGATGATTTGCATGAAATGATTGAAGCAAAACAGATTATTCAGAAACATTATTTATCATGTGACGGAAGCAAACTTATCTAACAATCACTATTATGTTTATCACTGATTATGAAAAAGAGCTGCTATCACAAGTGGCCTGCGACAATGAGACTGGCAATCATCTGTTAGGACGTAAAAGACCTAATGGATATTGGGATATGCGAAAAGAGTGGCAGGAGGCAACAAATGCCACTGACCCTAATTGCAGACAACAAGAGATTCTGGAGTATGTTCACCAGTATTCCGACTACGACTACTACAATTCTCTACCGCAAGAAGAAAGATTATTCTAAACCCTACGACAACTATGGAACTGAGATTTATTAACATCAAGCCCAATTACAGAGCCAATCCAGAAGATATGGCGAAAGATATTGTGGCTGTTAAACTGAACGGGCAATTCTATCCATTGGAAGAGCCTGACGCAAAAGAAGTATTCATCTATGGAACTGGATGGAAGCGCATAGCAAAGGCAAAGCGTTACACCATTCCCAGGTTCTCCATGCGAACTGAGGACTGGAATACTTACCGTGAGCGTTATGGCGATCGTGTGTTATACTTCTCGCTCACAAATGACAATCTTAATAGTGGAGATTGCTGTGGTCATTGTGCAAGACAAGAGTTCTATTCCATACGCAACCTTGATTTGGAGCGATATATGGGATTCGTCCAGTTATGGGAGAGATTCAATGAGCTGCAGCAGAAGCGTCTCAAAGAAATCTACTGGTTCGATACGACTGGATGGATATGTGAGCGTCATTCTATGTGGCCGTCATTCGGATGGGGTCCGATTTCATTCTTGCCATCAATGGACCCAATTCGTGATGATAAGACGATATGGAACTGCCAATGCCAGTTGTTCCATGACAGGTGTGAGAAAGAGGGCATAAAAATATCTCTCACACATTTGGAGCTTGGGTTCGATAATCCTGAGTTCGACAACATTATGAAAGACTTTCCTGTATCTGTTCACGATAGGATGCTACACGTCTTTGGTGAGGAAATGACAAATATCTACCAACAACTTTTAGACTATTACGTTGATGGAAAAGAGTAAGCGAGTAAAAGAATTGCTTGACACCGAGTACCTGGTAAAGAGTATTCTGGTGAACAAACTGAAAGAGTTTGTCCGCATTAATGGTGATGAGTTTACGGACTACGATTATAATGAGTTTGGCATAGATGAGGGCGATGAAGAGGGCGTTACCATTACCAAGGTCTATAACTTCTTCGACAATGGTGGTTGCTACTTTCCGACCATCAATAACGTCCTGCCAGACATCAACCTTGACTGCGAAACGACTGATGAGCTGCGCAATGAACTGGATGAGCATTTCACCTATTGGGCTTTCCAGTGCCTCTATTTGGAAGTTGACGAAGAGCATGGTGAACACCTGAAATACTATACGCTCTACAATGATGGTTTGGAGTTCAAGGATGGCCTTTCGGAGCCTGACCATGAGTACGTCCAGAACCTTCCTCTCAATGTTATCTGTGAGATTATTGATGTGATTTCTCATATCGAAACCAAGTACGATAAAGAAAACGGAACACTTAAAACGTAAAGATTATGGCAACTGACAAAGGACTATTGAAGCTGACCGACTACCAGCAACAGTTGGTTGACGAGTTCCTGGCTGCTGCAAAGCGCATGAAGAACGCTGGTGTGTATTCGTTCTCTGATCATCATACTGGAAGCATCTACTTTGTGAACAATCTCAATGTTAAGAGCTTTTGGATTGGCGAGAATGAGGTTGATGCGCCTTTCGATAATGATGGCGGTTCAGTTGAGCAGCATGAGATACATGGTTGTGGCGGTAATGTTGTTGGATTCACTGAGGTATTCGACAACTATGCTTTCCCAGATGACTTGTTGTGTTATGAAATTAAAGACGAAGAACAATGAAAATCAAGAAATCTATAGCAGATCAGTTTGAGTGGGGCAAAGAAAAGTTCCGTTGGGCCTCTGTTTGTGCAATTATCGCTCTATGCAAAGAGACTGGCATTGACCCGTCCATTGACATTCAGTTCACTCAAATGCTGATGATTCGTATGACAAAGACGAAGAAGCGAAATGGTAAGTTCGTCTGCCTTGAGACTGAGACCATACTTGCTGACCGCATTTCCTGGAATCCAGAGCAGGATTTCTTCATGCTTGGGTTTGCCGGTGATTATGTCAAATCCTCTCACTTCCTGACGCTTGATGCGCTCTGTATCGTATTCAATGAAATGAAAAACGTATTGAGAAAACTATGACAGACTTTCAGAAAGCACTCCAGTATGTCAAGGACAATGTGGAGCAGATAGATGTTGAACATGCTATTCATCACATGGATAGAGACCGTTGCCCTCTCAGGATGATTGATGACGGCCTATGTGGTAAGATTTCAGACCTGATGGAGGAATATGGTGCCGACAATGACCTTCCAGAGGGCTGGTGGCTTAATGAGTGTGATGAAGATGAGATAATCTTCAAACTATACGACTTGTACGAATAATCAAACACCCTACAACTATGGCGAAAAAGAAATTCGATGAGAAGTACATTGCCGATGTCAAAAAGAAACTTGATGAAGTGATGTACCAGGAGCCATGTCCGCAAGACTGGTCGCAATTTTGTCTCAATGTCCGGCAAGTAATGATTGCTGCTGCTACTATTTATGGAAACAACACTGACGAGGAAAAGCACAAACTGAGAGGCTTTTTGCAGGAGCTTGTTGTTGGTTGCGTGATTCCTAATCTGAATGAGTGGGAAATTCATTATCATAAAAAATGAAACTATGGCAAAGTATGAGTGTGCGCACGATATTCTGAATGAACATATCCAGAATGTTCGGAAAGAGCAGGATGAGCTTGTACGGACCATTCTGATTGACAATGGCCGTAATATGGGCGGTCTGATTGGAGCCGTCACTGGAATGAATGGGCGATATGAACTGGAGTCCATCTTCTTTTGGGGTGATGACCATTCAGGCGATTCGATTATATGTCATCTGGACTACCCAGCTTTTGAGGTTGACGTGGACTTTGATGATCTCTCTGTTAGTGAGCGACAACAGATTGTTGAACTATTGATTGCAGAATCACAGCGACTATGATATACACTCACGACTATGCGGAAGAAATTGTCGGCATCATCCTGAAAAGCAAAGATGACACCGACCACTATCCAGCTTATGAAGGTGATGCAGGCTACTATCAGGACAAGAAAACTGGTAAGTGGGTGGCATTTGACAATATCACTTGTGACTGCTGGATTGAAGAGTTTGACAGCGAGAAAGAAGCATTGAAGTGGATTAAACAATCGTAAATTATAAGAGATTAGATTATGAGAATTATTAAACCGAGTGTAGAAATTATCGAGCAAGGTGCCGGACTGGATGGCCTTTATGCTCAAATTGAAAAGGCTGGCCGTAGCTGTTATGCTTCCAGCCATCGTATTGGTGAGGGTACTGCCAAACCATTTGTCGATAACATGGTTAAGTCAGGTCATGGTGCTATGCTGGAGCATGGAGCCGTGTATCTGCAGATGCCTTACAGCAAGACTGCTTATGAGGCATTTGACAAGAATCCGTACTCAAAGGTGTCTGCCATTGAGGAAGCTGGCAGTATGTTTGTCAGCACTAACTACCGCGTAATAATCGAGAACAAACTGGAGGACTTGTTGAAATATCTGGTGGAGCAAGGACCTATGCACGAAAGACGTGTGACAGTTCGCTTCCAGTGTCAGATTGCTATCAGCAGGGAGTTCAACCGTCATCGTGTGGATTCAATCGCCGAGCAATCAACTCGCTACTGCAACTACAGTGCTGACAAGTTCGGCAATGAGATTAAGGTGGTGAAACCCTCGTGGATTGACGATGAGGAGTTAGACCGAATTGGTAAGTTCAAGCGCGTCACTCGCAAGAAGGATGCTTCGGCAACTGAGATTTGGATTACAAGTATGCTCAATGCCGAAGAGGACTACATGGAACTACTGAATCGTGGTTGGAAACCTCAGCAAGCACGTATCGTTCTTCCACTTGACACGGCAACCGACCTCGTACATACGGCATTTGTTTCAGACTGGAAGCATTTCTTCTTCCTGCGCTGTGACAAGGTTCATGCTCATCCAGATGCTTACTTGCTGGCATCCGATTTGCAGCGTCAGTTCTTAGAGCGTAATTATATTACAGAATAATTGTTTTAAGAAAACTTAATTTTGTTCATTAACAAGTAAAGTTTTCCAAAACATTCCGTATCTTTGCACAGACGAATGTGTCTCACCATGCAGAAATCGCCAAATTTCAACCAGTGAGATTGAGGCACAGGCGGCAGTTCACTATGTGGGCTGCCCATCTGTGCATTTTTACGGGTGTTTGGCGATACCTTGCATGGCATAGAGGGCGGTCCACTTTCTTTGTGCCCTGCTTTTCTTTCGAGAACTGGATGAAAATGATGCAATAACAATGCCTAAAACAAAAAGAAAAAAGAAAGGAAAACGGATTTACGTATCACTTGAGAAATCCGTATCACCAGATGTTGTTTACTTTAATGAACAATATCGTAAGCTGGCAATGTGTTTTCCGGCAGATGTTACCGACTTCATTCTTAATACGTTTGATGATATATCCGACTTCGATCCGTTACTTAAATATAAATATCGCTTCTGTCTTCATTTGCCAAATTCCAAAGACTTAAATGACTATGGCGGTCTATTAAAAATAATTTATTCGTCATATCCGATAAGGTATGACATTACAGATTTATACAGGCAATTCCGTAAATATAAATTGCCAGTTGAATGGTTTGCAAAGGAAATTGGTGACGGCATTTTTATTAAGCAATACATCAAATCGTCCACTAAAGTTGTTTTATCAAGAAAGAGGCTCCATTGGTATGATGAAAAATATGAAATAAGCATAAGATTTCGTTGTAATAATTGGACTATATGCGAACAACAAGATGATTTGTTTTGCAAAATAGTAGACGATTATAACATGACAATTAGGGAAGGAAAACCAAAACGCAACAGTCACTTTGTTTCAGGTTGCAATTTGATTGAAGATGATGATTTAATTTATTAGCGTATGGACTTCGGAATATTATACATGCCAAATAAAGCCGCTTCACAAGCTGCTATGGGACTGGGGTGCTTCGTACTCATCTTCTGTATCATTGCGCCTTATATCATGTGCTTATTATTTGTGCCGTTATATATTGCAGTATTCTTAAATTCTGCAAATTATATAACAAATGATAGTGATTTAAAATATGTGCTTTTGCCGCCACTTGTGCCATTTGTCTTTGCCGGTTTGTTGTGTTTACCGCTTTATTGGGCAATTCCTGGCATTGTGAATTTTGTTAGGGACTGCATAGATATAATAACACTTAATACAGGTGATAATTTCTTGTTCCGAAAAGATATACCTGATAATGATTGTTATTTGTATTTCATCGGTGTTTTAGGCGGATCGTTAGGTTCTTTATGTTGCATAATAGAATTAATTTCACAACCATTTGATACAACTGATAATAAATACCAATATGCTGATTCTGATATAACTTGGCAGGAAATCTGGATAAAAAGAAAAGCTGGGAAGTGCAATTATCATTATCTCCTTCCAAATATAAGCATTAATGTGTATAAAAGCTACATCAAAGATAGAATTGGGATTGATAAAGCAAAAGAACTGTTCCTAAAAGAAACAAATGAAAACTCTATAACAAAAAAGGAGGCTATGGATTTTTGGAACAGAATTGAATGGTTGTTTAGGAATGATGAAACCTACCACATCAATAGCTTGTCAACACATAAGTTATACAAAAAGCAACAAAGTGATACTTCTATATGGGAGAGCAGATGGGAACGAAAACAAGCTAAGAAAGCCGCCAAACAAGCCAAGAAAAAGAAAACTTTCTTTAAATAAAGCAGATAACTTTCATAATATATCTAAGCAGTCCAATTTGGGCTGCTTTTTTTTGCATCTTATTCATTTCACCTTTAATACAATTTGATTATGGAAAGTAGTGTGATAAGTAGCACCACGACAATCGCCGCACCAAGGAAGCGGCAAGTGACCAACCCCCAGGACCCAAATGTTCCAATCGGGTACAAGCGATGTCAGCATTGTGGCGAGATTCTGCCTGAGTCTGAGTTCTACAAGGACAAGAACATGAAAGACGGGCTGAAATACTGCTGTAAGAAATGCTGGAACAAGATGCAGTGGGAATATCAGAAGAAAGCTGCCCAAAAGAAGAAGTCAAAAACTGGTATTCCAGAGGGCTATAAGTTTTGCAAGTGCTGTGGCCAAGCAAAGCCGTTGTCTGAGTTCCAGCACAACAAACAGTCCAAAGACGGATATGACTACAAATGCAAGGAGTGCAGAAATGCCAGACGAAGAGTAACAGAAAAGGCGAGACGTGAAAGGATTAATGCTGAAAAAGAAGTGCAGTCCAATCCCAAAATGCCGTTTGACTACGATCGCCGGATAAAGAGGGCATACGCACTATCATTTGCTCCAGATACCAAAGAGTGCAGACAATGCCATGTTATCAAGCCTATGACAGAGTTCCAAACCTGTAGCAGTAATGTTGACCATATCGCCAACACCTGCAAACAGTGCATGAGCGATAACAGGAAAAAGAGAAATGAACAGAAGAAAGCATCTGACGCTACACGAACAAAACAGAAGGAGGACGTTACTATGAGACAGAACACCAAGACCGTCCAGAACAACACTCAGACATTTGAGTACCTGGCAATCGGAACCAAGCTTTACTATATTCACAATGATGTCGCTATGGAAGCCCCCATACGCAATATATCCATCGACATTTCAAGTAGCGGCGCTCTGATAGCATACATCGTTCCGACAGACAAGCAGATGGAGGAACATAAGATATATGCCAATGAGATTGGCAGCACCGTGTTCACGAATCCTCTCGACTTGATAACCTATTTTTTCAAGAAGCAAGACATGAAGTATAACATCATCAAAAAGTAGCCATTATGAGCAATTTGTATTCTACACCAGCCAATCTGGTTGGCGAACACGTGTGCCGCTGCTGTGGCAATGACCTTCGTTATTTCGATAGGGATGCAGTGCATTTCAATCGGATGAACGCTCTCAAATCACAATTAAACTAAAATTTAATTGAACTAATCGCTTTATTTAATTAAAATTATTTATCTTTGCAGGTATGAAAAGACTATTATGAACAAAAACAGGAGAAAAAGGCTGACCAAAGTGGTTGGCTCATTGGAGAAACTTTCCGATGAGCAGCCAAGACAAAAGATCGAGACCACGCTTTCTGATTCACAGAATGAAGTGGAAATGATAGCTGATGAAGAGCAGGATGCGCTGGATGCGCTTTCAGAGAATCTTGCACTATCCCAGCGAGCCGACGATATGGGTGAGAATGTCAATGATCTGTACGATGCTTCTGCTGACCTTGAAACTGCGCTATCTGAGTACAAGGATGAGTATAAGGAGTATCGTGAGGTCAAGGGCGATGTCAATTCAGCAGTCAAATCCATCCAGAAAGCCATCAATAGGTGATATGAACAGAATTGAACTTGGAAAGAAGCTGGCCGACATCAGGGACGGCAAGGACATCAAGAGCGACAAACTGAGTGCCTACGTCATCCAGTCCATTGAAGCTGGTAAGTCATCGTATTCAGTGACAAGCCTGTTTCTTTATACCGATGCGCTCAATTGTAGTGTTTTCGTATGGGATTACAACATTGACGAGCATTATAGGGTTGGCTCTGTTGACGATTGCCATGAACTGATAGAACAGCTGCTGCATAACAATGGCATGGAGCTGAAAGACCTGAATCCCAGGATAGGTATCAGATATACCAAGCCAAAGGACGGACAAGCCCTGCTATCCATTGACACATTGTTGGCTATCCTCAGTTATTTCCATTGTTCAATCAAACTCTCTGATAGACACAAGTGGCTGGAGTAGTCCAGCCATTTTGTTTTGTAATGCACACTTTTATTCTTTTTTAGTAAATCGAAATGGAAGTTTTGCACTATAATATTAAAAGGAGATTACAAAATGGCAAAGAAGAAAAGCAATACAGAAAGACCGACTCAACTGATGGTCGATGCGCTGCAGGAATATCTCGCTCTGTCGAAGTTCCTCTTCGCTGACCCAGACGAGAGCATTTATGACGTGAATGAGCTGGAGCCTGACGAGCATTTCTATCCGCTGGCCAAACAACTGGCAGAGGAATTGAAGATCGGATGGGAGAACATGAGCCATGAGGACAGCAACCGTATTATGCTTCTCATGCTCGAAAAGTCCTATCAGAAAATCAAGGAAGTGTCTGACCGAGCAAACATCGTCATGGAGTTCAAGGTTAAGGAAGTAGCTGATGGAAGCACCAAAAATTAAATATATCCTGCGTGAACAGGACATTATGAAAGCCTCCCAGATTTTCGATGTGGACGTAATGACACTGAGAAAGCTGAACGACCAGAGGCTTCTCAATACCGAGTTCATGCGAGACACCCTTGTACGCTATGATTACGACAAGCTTACGAGGGGGTGCAAATACCTCGTGGCACAGAACAAGGCATACACCTTCCCAGAGGTGATGAAAGCCATCCAGCAAGAGTACAACATCAGCAGGCAGACGCTGAACTCAATCCTGCATGGCAGGAACAACAAGACCATGCACTTCTGCAAGGTGTGCGGACAGAGAGTTAGCGGCAAGACCTACGAGCGTACTGGAGGGCTATGTTCCAGCTGCCACGCAGACACTTTGGAACTATAGTTTGATTAAAGGCAGATTTCCTATGAACAACAAAACAGATTTCGAAAAGCTATGCCGTTATATCTGGCAAGACAGCCCGCATGACTTCATTGCCGTGCGACTGAATCCCGTAGCCGTTGACGATGGGCAGAACACCTATCGTTTTGCCACACCCGACAACGGAGACCTTACTGGAACCATCAGCATTACCGAGACCGGCATGATAAGCCTTGCAAGAGGGCTTGGTTATGCGAGTGTGCAAATCATCAAGCAGAGGGGAAAGCATGGTAAGTTCATCATCCCAGACCCCGAAGCTATTGAGCGAGACAAGCTGATGGACTATTAAATTTTGATAAAATTCTATTCGGGTTCTAACCCTACTGGACTGCCCCACACTATAATTCAATGTAGTGTGGGGTTTTCTTATGCTATTACAAATGATTAAAATCAGATTATTATGTCGAAGAGAATTAAGACGTATTTGAAGTTTCAGAGAAGTGAGCGAGACAAAGTTGCATTTGTTTCGTATGTGAGAAAGGAAAACGGCTCGTGGAAGGGTTGCCACGAAAGTGACGGTTGCAAGAAGAAGATCGTGCTGGCCGACGCTGGAGTGGCAGAGACGCTTTTGGAGAATGTGCTTTACAACACAACACTTGTTCCGATGAAAGAATGTATGGGTTTCGTAGCCATTAGCGCGGAGCCTGTGAAGTTTGCTGCTACCATTGAGACGATTATTGATGACACCAGGTATGCAGTGGAAGTGAAGTTCGGCCACAAGCTGATAACCTATGAGCCTGATAGCAAGCTGGAGAACAGACGCTCGATTGACGGCATCATCCAGACACTTGCAAGACGCATAGACATCAAGGACCAAGAACAGGTCATTGCCGACTTTAGGGAATCGGCTGAGATAGTGCTTGCATACTGGAAAGCCGACCATCCATCAGTTTAAGTTGTGAGTAGGAATCTGCTTTTATTCGTAAGCTATGATAGACTATTCTCAGGGTATAGTGGTGGATGCAGCACATTCCCAGAAAAACCGAAAGACAGAAATTCAGGGGGTTGACCTCGCTACTGGTGAGTATATCTTCTATGAGGACTTGGGCAACCAGACCGTCAACATCGGGGAGTTCCTGGCAATTGTGGAGGCTGCAAAGTACATCATTCGCACCAAACACAAGCCAATGGTCATCTTCTCAGACAGCACAACGGCAATAGCATGGTTCAAGGCGAAACGGACGGCATCTGGTAAGCGGAATAAGCTGCTGCAGAAAGCCGAAATCTATCTCAAAGCCTGTGCCTTATGGGTTGATAAAATCGAGATTAGGCACTGGAATAATCAAAAATTAGGTGAAAATCCGGCTGACTTCGGGAATAAGCGATAGTTCGGCCATGTCGTAATAATTTGATGAAAGCATATTCGTATTAACTCTTAAAACAGAATTATTATGACGCAAGAAGAAATCAAAAAGAAAGTTGTGCCAGTAGTGGCCAAGTACCTTTGTGAGGACGAAGCTGGCATTGACGTGGAAGCTAATCTGAGAGAGTGCTATGGTGCCGATTCTCTTGACATCGTGCAGATTGTAATGGACGTGGAGAAGGATTTCAGCATTACCATTACTGATGCTGCTGCCGATGCAATCAAGACCACCCAGGACATCATAGACGAGGTTCAACGGCATATTTTCGATTAGCCTATGTTTTGGTATGTCGTTACATTCTATGCCGGTTGCGTCTGTGGATTGTTTGTCGGTGTGTTTGCATTGGCAATATTAAGCAACAGCAAGATTGACGAAACTGAACCTAATGACGATAGTGTGCTGAACCCAGACGGCACACCGAAACGTATCACTTTCAAAGATACTGACCTATGACTATTGAGCAAGCCCATCCAGACGATGTAAAGGCTTTCGATTCATTATTCTGGAATCATCCAGAGGCCAAGAGACTTCTGAAAAACATCGAGAACTACCAGCGTACCAACAAGTACGTCCAGTGTATGCAAGAGAAACAGAAGCTTGACCAGCTGAGACGCAAGTCATTCGAAGTCTTTATACGTGATTATGAGGTTACTGTCAAGACAATCGACCTGAAAGATGTCGAAATGCCTGATGCCCAGCGCGAGCAATTGAACACGCTGTATATCACCATCTACATGGCTTGCGACATCATTGAGAGTGGGGTGCTTGACATTAACGACAATTTGAAGAAAATCAGCAAATCTCTGGAGGTGGTTCAGTTTGATGAGTTGAAGAAGATGGCCAAGCAGGTAAAGGAGAAATTGAACTTCTTGGATAGGACTGACGGCTACATGAAACTGAACGCTTGGGGTACGACCTGCGACAATATGTATGGCCTTATGCAAAACAAGGCGAGGTCACTCGTAAGGAAGAAAATTCAAGAAGATAACAAACAGAAATAACTTATGGAATTTGAACTTTTCGGCGGTAAGCTGAGATACTGGGTATTGCCGTTTTGTCTGATGTATAAGAGCATTACGAACACCCAGAAACATGAGACCTATCACACCATCAGCTTTGAACTGCTACGATGGTATATCGCACTATCAATTATTACGCATCATGGAACAGACCGACAAGCCTAAGAAAGTGTATCTTTCTGGACGAATGAAGAAAGTGTCACGAAAGGTCTATATGAAGCGGTTCGCCGAGGCAGAGGAACAGCTGCTGAAATATGGCTATAAGGTGATGAACCCTACCAGATTCATCTTTTGCCGTTTCCCCTGGCTGTTTGCTTTGCTTGGGTATGAGATTTGCCTTTGTATCGACCTGTATATGCTGACAAAGTGTGATGCTATTGCCATGATTGGCGAGGACTGGATGAACAGCAGGGGCGCACTGACAGAACGCGCTTTTGCCAAATATGCGAATAAGAAGATTATCTACCTATCACAAGAATCTGCAAGATATGGCGAATGACGATATAACTTATTGCAAGGGTAAGAACTGCTTGCTGAAAGACACTTGCATCCGCTACAGGGAAGGGCAGCACGTCCATGATAATTTCCACTGGTGGATGGAGAACTGCGATCCTGAGACAAGAGAGGGCTATTGGTCCGACAAGTAAAACTTAACTTATAAGTGAGAATTATGGAAATTACAGAATTTATCGCAAAAAGAAAAGAGCTTAAAAAACTCATCGACGATAAAAAGCATGAGTTGGCAAAGCTTAGATATGACTATATCAATGAGCATTGCCCATACAAGGCTGGTGACAAAGTAAAGGTTGAGACACCAGAATATGTTAGCAACCATTGGGGCAATAAGGGTGAGACCATTCCAGCTCAAACACAATATGGCATTATTGGCCATCAGACCATTGAGATACTGGAAGATGGAAGCTTTAGGCCAACCATCTATGCTATCAAGAAAGACGGCACCAAGTCAACACGGTACGTCTATACTCCATACGAAGTTCAGTCTGTTATCACCAAAATTGATTGACTATGGCTAAGAAGCAGGAACAGCAGCAGCTTCCAGTATCCGACTGGTATCTGAAACTGGAAGCTGAATATCTCGCTGCATTTGAAGAGCAGCAGAAAGCAGAGGCAAAGGTCAAGCAGGCCAAGGACGCTATCATGGCCATGATGATTGCCGAGAAGCTGACTAATGTAAAGACTGACATCACGCAAGCTATCTATACTGCGCCGTCTGAGGGCTATAAATTCAATTCTGGTGATTTCAAGACAGACCATCCAGACCTCTTCTATAAGTACGCTACCAAGTATCAAAAGCAAGGTTATCTCCAAATGAAACTGAAATAGTTATGGCAAAATTAGGCAAAAGAAAAATATCTGTCAGCAGCAGTATTGACCACACCCAAAGACTTGGGTTTGAAGTTGAGGTCAATGTGTCTAAAGATGGTCAGTTCTATTTTTCACTTGATGCTGATCAGATGAAAACATTGCTTGACTATGGTGTAGATTTAAGCAATACGTTCAATAGACACACAAAGAAACTTGGTACGTTTTATGCTGACACATTAGAGAAGCTTGAAAAGAACTTTCAGAATCTTCTTGAAGAAGCTATCTCTGGCGAAATCATTGAAGATAAGTTTGTGATTCTTTATAGGATTAGGACTGCTTGCAGCTATTGTATGGGCGGTGGTGTTCCAGTTCCGAATGGTTATTATGTTCCCAAAGAAGAAAGTCCTGGTAACGGATATGCCAATTGGATTGAGGGAACCGACAAAGGAGAAGGTTCATTTGGCTTCAATGTTTATGCACAAGTGTTTCATAAGCAAATCATTCGTTTTAAGAGTGGTCAAGAAAAGCTATTCTACTGGTTTGTGAACTATCAAAAAATAGAAGAGCTTGGTGAATATGGCAAACGTCTAAATGCCTTTACTTTGAAAGCATTTGATATTCGTGATGCAAACAAGAATAATTGGGATGGCTTTGGAATGGATGGCAGAAAGGAGATTGCCTATACTGAGGAAAATGCAAAATTCTTCTGTGACCTCTTGACCGCCATCTGCAAAATGAATGAGCAGATTAAGGGCTTCATCAAGGAGCCTGAACTACTCCAGAAAGTCATTGATTCACAAGTTAAGTTGCTGCAATGATTTCAGATAGCGTATATAGAATCCTGAAACCGATTGAGAAGGGAACCTACCTTGACGGTGTTTGTGCCAAGTGGCTATCTTGGAAGCTGTGGGGTGGCAATCCTGAGACCGAGCACATGGCCTACACCAGAAAAGGTTGGCTTCAGATTGGTTCACAGGTTGGTAAATTGAGAAAGAAAGGGCTTGTTACTTACGACAAGAACTTCACTGGTTATTATTTGACGAAACAAGGTGTAGAAGCAATTAAAGAATATGAACAGACAAGAAGAATTTGAAATGCAACTGAAAGAACTCATAAGAGAGTTCCCAGACCTGAGTTATGGCCAATTGGTCGAATCACTTGAATACTATGCAGACAGATGCAGGAGAAAGGAGAAAATATAATATGGCAGCAAAAGATTATAAAATTTGCCCAGCTTTGTTCAATGCTTATATAGCAAAGACAAGCAAGAAAAACCCGAACATGATGACCAGTGATCGTCGGAAGATAACTGAAAACGAAATTCTTGTCCTTATCGACTGGTATCTTGACAAGGAATTGCCAGAAGATGAACAGAAGAAGCTCTCGTTTGAATCACTTACCAGAGAGGGTATGAGAATTGAAATGAAATTTGTAAAACAAGAAGAAATCGGCGACAAATAGCGTGTTTTGCCTCCGATATGATAATTTCAAACTCAAAGATGCAATTATGATAGAAAGTAAATTTTATGAATCGCTAAGTGAGGAATTGACTAATCGCGGATTCTTCATTGCCACAAACTACGCACCAGAAAATTGCATTGGTATATGTGGTATCAATGGCACTGAAAAACGAATCAAGTATATCGAATATCTTCAAAAACATTATCGTCTGGCAGCTATCAAGAACATCATCTTCACAATTGGCCAGGATGAATGTGCTGGTGGGTTCTTTGAGATTCTGATTGGATCACAAACTCAGGAACCGTTTCCAATGATATTCTTGCATTTCAAGTATAATGAGCACTACTACAATATGGCTTATCAATGCAGGGATATTGTCAGATTTAGCCGACTTGATAACTATGGTGATGAAGCCACTAAATATATGGTAGAGTGCGTCAAGTTTATGACAAAAGAGCTTATGGACGTATTGCATCAATGGATTGTTGAGGGTCAATTTCCAGCTCTTAGGTTTGGCGAATCAGATGAGTTACCAAAATTGATGGGCAATGACTTCCAGAGACATTGAAAAAGCACAGATTCTGGTTACTACAAAGGACGGCCAGCACCTCATAGCATTGACAGATGACAGGTTTCTGATTGATGCCATTGTAAGGTTCTGTAAGTTTGCCAGATTGAAAGAGGAATTGTTTGAACAATGCTCACTTAAAGAACTGATGGCTGATGGACCTGGATAAACTCTCTAAAATCAAGAACAAGAACATTCGCAAGATGGCAGCCCAAATAAGCTTCACTTGGGAAGTTATTAAACGTATGGAAAAATATCGTAAAGAACATTATGGCAAAATTTGATCCACCAAAGAAACAAAAACTCTCGCTTCATATAGTTCCTGAAACTGGTGAAGTGGTTGAATACATAGACCAGATACAAGACGGCTCTGTTGTGTTCAGACACTGGAATGGCTCATTTACAGCGATTCCCTTAGATGTGGCTGAAAAATACAAACCGTGTAATGGGAAAATGATTGAGGCTGCATGGCTGTCGAACTACCAGCCAGTCGTAACAATATCACATGAACAAGACATCACTTTATTTCAAGATTAACACTTATGAACATTCAAGAAAACATTAACAAAGCACATCAGATAGCCACCGAACATGGCTTTCACGATGAAAAGAGAAGCAACGAACACTGGCTCATGCTGGTAATCTCAGAAGTCTGCGAGTTGATGGAGGCTCACAGAAAAGACCACTGGCCGACATCGGATTGTGGCCGTGAATCATTCGAGAGCCGCGAGTACGTCCATCCAGACTTCAATGAGCGATATGATGCCTATGTAAAAGGCACCATCGGAGAAGAGCTGGCAGACATCTGCATCCGCATCTTCGACTTCATGGGAGAGACCGGCATGACTGAGAACGATATGCTTGGATGCACCATGACCAATGATGAGCTGCCAGACGATTGCAGGACATTCCCTGAACAGACATTCGAGCTTATCACGCTCATCACTCACTGCTGGACTGAGATTATCATCTGTCATGCCACACTGCAGTATTGCAAGTATTGGGCCAACAAGTTCTGCATTGATCTTGACTGGCACATCAACACTAAGATGAAGTACAACCAGAACAGACCAAGGCTTCACGGTAAAATATATTGATATGGATAAGATATGCACTACCAGTAAGCAGTCTGAACAACTGTTGGAAACTGGAATACCCATCGAGACTGCTGATTTGTGGGTCACGTCAAAGATAGGTGGCTATGTAATCAGCACTGAGAGGAAATCAAACTCAAAGCCTGCATGGTCACTGAGCAAGCTGATAGCCATGATTAAGCCATACCCGTCAGCACACGTCTCTATGACTGGAAGCGACGATTTCTTTGAAGATGTGTTCCAGGCTGTTTTGAAGCGTTCCAAGGCCATAATCGCTGATATTGACAAAGATTAACGACAATGGCTTAACCTTTCCCAGAGTTTTTCACTATAATAATATAGAACTCTGAGACTCAAATACGTTGATTAGCTTGGGAAGTTAGAGGTTAGTACCCAAGCATACATAATCAAACCTCATATATCGCGGGGTGGTGAAACGGTTATCACGTGTGGCTCATTACCATAAGTCTCCAGTTCGAATCTGGACTCCGCAACTACTGAGAATAGGCAATAAAATGATGATTTTCTTTTCTTATACGGATTAAAAATTGATTAATAAAAACAGGTGAGGCCGTCTGATATGCGAATAACGGGCGGCTTTCTTTTTTCAGCCAAGTTTAAGAATTAATACATGATTGAAGGGTGCTGCCAGTATGTTGTGAAACACGCTGGCAGCTTTAACTATTATTCCCTGTCATTGTATCTGGAAAGCACCATTCTCGCTACCGTCACGAAATCCCTGATGACACGTTCCTCGTCTTTGAGGTTCATCTGTCTCAGGACGGCAATCTGAGAATCAAACTTACTGCTTCTTCTTGGGTCATAGCTAACTGATACACGCTTGACACCACACGATACGGTCACACCGTAGTCATCACCATATGCTACAAAGCTGATGGTACTGATAATTTTAGCCATAATATTTTCTTGAATAAAGCGTTAATATAAATCTGGGTGGTTCGCCATCCAGTCACAGGTCAGAGAGTAGGGGCTGGGCTGTTGCGAAACACTCCAGCTTCTTTTTAGAATTTAATCGCATTGAGCACCTTGTCACGGCTGGTAGTATCTCCTTGGTTGTTGTAGTAGATACTCTCGCAATTCTCAACTGAGGTTCCGGCAAGGTTCGCCACATAGATGACTGGTATGCCCTTGCTGATGTAGTGGGTAATGCCAGTATGCCTAAAGACGTATGTGTGCAATGGGAAAGGACACTTGATGATGTCGGTCACTTTCTTCAACCAGGTATTGATCTTGCTGAGAAAATGCTTGATGTCACCATTGTTAATGACACTGGAAGCAATCCTTTCCTTGCTCCTTATCGGGAAAATATAGCCGTCCTTTGAGTAAGGCTTCCAGCGTTTCATTATGTCTCGCATGACTGGATTGATAGGCACAGAGCAATCAATTGACTGCTTGCTGGCTATCTTCCTGCGCTTGAACACGAAATGGTCAACACCGTTGATAGTCTGAATGTCCTTATACTGGAGAGAGACGGCATCACACGTACTTTGGCACGTATATAATATAAAGGTGCAAAAGTCACGATATAGCTCAGTATTTTGGCCTCTGGGCAGCTCTTCTTTCGTCAGGGCCACAAATCTTTTGCATTGTGCATTGGTAAGGGTCTGATATTTCTTAGTGCTCTTACCAGTCTTTTTGAACCAATTGCATCGCTCCACGTCCTTTATGTCAAACCAGCCCATCTTATCGCTTTTGTTAAGCAGGGCATGAAGAGATACTGAGACATAAAGACATTTCCCATTTCCACGATTCACAATCCACTCCAGAAACTTATTGATGAACTGAGGTGTCATGTCCTCCAAAGTCAGGCTGTCGAGACTGATGCGAACGTCCTGGCAGTATTCCTCCATGCGCTTGATGGTCTTTTCGTATGGCTCATAGCCCCCACTGATGGTTCCGTCATCATTCCTGCCGTTGCGCTTCATTTCGTCAATGAAATACTGGAATACCCATCTGAGAGTGTGCCTTTCCTCTGGCTCTTCATTGGCCGTCTCATCAAAGGAAAGCATAAAACCGTCCAGTGTGCCAATCCATGTCTTTGAACGCTCATCGTATGGTTTTCGGAAATTTTCAAGTATGCGGTTGTTCTCATCCGCATTAGGGGCACTGGAGTAGAAACACTTCTTCTTGGTATTCCAGTGCCGTTTCACCAAGTTACCTTTCAGCAACTTCGTCACGTTAATAAACTTGGTCTGGCCGTCCAGATAGAACCTGAGACGTAGCTGCAGACCTCTGCTTCCATAAGTTTGGTAGTTGATGGAAATCATACCTAATCTGCTTTTAATCACATTACTCGCACAAATTTGCTACTAATTTGTGTACGAAATGTGCATTTTTTAGGTGATTTGAATATGATTTCCTTACAAAAGGTGCAGGCTTTTGTTGGAACAGTAGAACACCTTAACTAACTGATAATCAAATTGTTTTTGACCCAAATCCAGCACCGTTTGAGGTGCTGGAAGGTGTCATAAAGCGGAGAGTGAGGGATTCAAACCCCCGATACCCGAAAGGGGTATACCGGATTTCGAGTCCAGCGCGATCGATCACTCTGCCAACCTTCCGATTATCAGGCAATTATGTGCTATCTATTCTTTTCGAACGTCAAGTTCCTAAAGCCTGAGTTTTGTTGTCAAATACCTCTGAAAATCACAAATCGTACACAAATTGTGCATTATCTGTAGCATTTCGGCTGCAAAAGTAGTAATATTTTTAATTAAAACAAGCGATTGATTAAAATTTTTAATAACTAATAACATTTGGGGTTGGAATCCTCTCCACCCGACACAAATAAAGACCTCGCCCAATCTCACGATTGAACGAGGCCACAAGGTTTGAATCTTATGTCGCTCTGCTAAAAGCCTAAATTATCCAGTCGTTCTGCCAGGGGTCGAAATTCCGCTGGTATGTTGCCAGCGCATAGTCCTTTTTAGGCAGACCGTCATCCTTGTTTATCTTTCTTTCAATGTCTATGATTATCTTGAACTTCGATGCTGCATAGAGCCATGCCATGCTATCCTCATACTGGATGCGTCTCGTCTCAGAGATATTGGTTGGGCTTATCAGGACATGAAGCTGGTAGAGTGCAAGCTGGGTCATGTGCTTGACAAGGCTTGGATTGCGAGGATCGTCACGAATGATGTTGACGTTCTCTTCCAGCTTGTCTGCATTGGGATTCATAACGGGCCTGAACACACAGCCGTCAAAGACAACATAATCATGGTCATCTTCTCCAAAGGCATACTCATAATCGGTATCGTATGCGCCAATCTCCCCCCAATAGTCATTTTCCTCTGGGTCAACCAGTGCATCATAGCCCTCGTCTTTCTTCAACAGCATATAGAACTTTCCGTTATAAGATGCGACCTGATATACTGGATAGTCCATTGCGGTTGCCCATGCTACGGTATCAACCAGCTCCCAAGCACACACTCCAGGTATTCTGATGTCATTGAAGTCAAAGCCATTGTGATAGTTACACCGCCATATATCACTTCCATAACGCACCATTTCGCCTACATTATAGGTTTTGAGCTGGGAATAGTGCCTTATGACTTCGAGCTGTTCGGTTGTGAGCGGTTCATTCACCAGTACCCAATAGACGATTCTCTGCGGCCTCTTATAGCCGTTTACAGCGGTCAGTGTGCGATAGATGAACCCATCCTTGTTGAAGTAGATGCCAGCTGGGTATGTGATGCGCTCATAATAGGGCCTGATAGCCTTTCCTTTCTCCAGTTCTTTCTCAACCTCATAATATTGTCTGAGGTATTCCAGAACCGAAACCTCTGCGCTGCTTTCAGCCTGCGGTATTCTGTCATGCACTTCACGGATAAGCTGATCAAGCCCCTCCTGCGTAATGAGTGCCAGATAGTCCTTGTCGTTTAGAAATCTCTGATATGCCATTATGTATCGTTTTAATATCCGAATGAATCATAAACCTGCCCATTTCCTGACACCGTTGTTACGATTGAAGTTGATGAGCCGCTTCTATATTTATTATAGCTTTCTCTGAGGAAATAGGTTAAAATATAGTCCAGGCAGTCTGACAAGTGTCCGTACTTCTCTGCCTTTTCACCAGTATCCATCTGAACTTTCTTCTTTTCCTTAGTTCCATCGGGATTCTTCTTCTGGTAGGTCAAGTCCTCAGTCAGTCTCCTACACCTCACATCTATGACAATATTCCAGCCCTCATAACCGTCAAAAAGCTCATTCACGAACTCCAATCTGGTTATCTGTGACGGTTGCTTATCGAATAGCTTTGTCTCGGTCCTAAAACCGCCACTTCTCAACGTATCAGACAAGATGGTGAAATTGTTCACACCTTGTTCTGTCTGAGTTGACCTTGCACGTCCGGCTGGATCACCAGTGAGGATGATGCCGCCAATATGACGTATCTCTCTCATGGACTTGACCAAATGACGAGACATTGCCGGTGTGTTGTTAAGCTTATCCTTTGCATAGCCAACATATTCTGGGAAAACATAGACGTGCTTATCTGTATAATCAATCTGGACTGCCAGACAAGACATATACGGATTCACATTGAAGTCAAGAGAGAGGATAATCGGGTTCATCGGATTGTAATACTTTTCCATGACATTCATGGCTAAGTGCTTCTCCCCGTCAAAATTCCAGTATGCAGCCATCGTATTCTCTGATGGGTACAACCAGTTACCATAAAGCAGTCTTTCCCTGGTAGCCTTGTCACGTATCTTCTTTAGCCTGTTGATATAGACGATACGGAAACCCTCATTAGGATTGTCAAACACTGAGAACGGCACATACCTATAGCCTTTCTTCAATACGACTGGTTCACCGTCATCATCCATCACAAACGTCTTACGTGGCCATGCCTGCGTCGGGTTACATGACATGAACAGTTTACCGACAACAAACGTCTCTGCCACCCTGTAACGAATACGTGAAGCAAGGACTTCTATAGCCTTTTCTGGTATTTCCGCAACCTCATCGACAAAGGCACCGGTAATTTCTATAGAACCGAATCGGTTGTAGTCTGGGTCCTGCAGTGATGGTGAAAGCTCCATCATCAATATCGTAGAGCCATTCCAGAAAGTCAATGAGCCTGCCTGATTATTGATATGGTAATGCACATCTTCTTTCAGGCCCCAATCTTTCAGTACGTTCAGTAGGGTTCTCCATGTAGATTCTTTCAGAGACTTCAACGTAAGACGGCCAACAGCCATCAGGATATTCGGGAATGTCATGCAGCTGATAGCAAGCCAGCAGCAGCCAAGGTAAGACTTTCCTCCACCAGCTGCTCCACCACCAAGAATCTGTTCTGGAATGTCCGTATTGCCACACTCAACACAAGTGGCCTCATATACTGGAAATCCCTTCTCATCCACCCCATGCTGACGCATTTCAATACGTCCACCGCACTTGTCACACTTTGCTGGCTGTAGCTTCTCCCACAACTCCAGCTGTCTTTCAGACGGTGCAAAATTGATGGTTACATTCGGTGCATATAATTTTCTCGCCATGTATTCGCTTTTTATAGATTATAGTGTCATCGACATATCATACGTTTCAAAAATGCAGTTAAAAATTAAAAAGAGAGCCGCCATCACCGGTGACTCTCTCAAAAACAAACTACTAACTAATCTACTAACCTTAAATCTAATATTATGAGAAATTTGCTAAATCAAATCAGGGCCATTCCCCAAGAGGCATACCAAAGCCACAACCCTTGAAAGCTGGGTTCTCTGTAGAGACATCACCAGTGACAGCATCTACATATACCTGCGCCTTGGAATTGCCGAAGATATACTGAGGATTGGCATCAACTGGTCCTACTTCCTTTCTCAGTACACAATGTCTGCTATGAGGCTTCGGACAATTGGCTTCCATCAGTTTGTCGTATGCTTGCTGAAATGTGACTTTGATAGCTTCATCGTTCATCGGGGAATCCTCTACCCAAAATCCATGCCTAACGTCTATGCTGTCTTTGTTTTCACTATGAGAAATTAGATAAACGTACACATCGGCACCGCCATCCTCAAAGTCATCAACAACCTGGAATATGTTGCTGACACCAGCTATAGTACCGTCCTGATCCTCTGAATCCAGAAAGTCCTTCATCAGTACGCAAGTCTCAAACCAGCGATAGTCTGATTTGTGATGGAGAAACATATACTCTTTGTCAGTGCTTACGCAATTCTCCACCACCAGCTTTCCCTGTGAAAGAGCCACATTGTCAACTGCCGGCTGACTTTTCTCCTTGGTGCATGAGCTGCAACCAACCACCAAACTGACCATTAAGGCCAGCAAACCTAAAACCATTAACTTTTTCATCTTTTTGCTTTTTTAATTATTACTATGCCCTTACGGACTTGACTTTCTTCATCTTCTCGCTTTCATCACCGACTTTCTTCATCAGGTCCTGAAAGCCCTTCTTTACTTTCTTTTCCATTACTCTATCACATCTATAGTCTGCAAGCTGGAAATCGTAGCGTTTGGATTGTGGTTGATGACCGTTGTCTTTTCAAGGCTCTTCCACTTGATCAAACCAAAGAGTATCGAGTGCTTCTTCTGAGTGACTATCAGTGACAAAGAATCCCTGGAAGCGTATGCAATGGTTGCCAGACGCTCTGGATTGATATTCACTGAAATGTCGATAAACTGATCTTTGTAGCCAGTCTGCAAGCCACCAAAGGAATCAACCTCAGTAGGAACATAAACCGTGTCCTTTGCCTCAGTGCCAATGATTGCGACGCTGTTCACGTCTTTCTTCTTGATACTGGAAGCTTTCAGCAGTTCGTTGTACTTAGCCTGAATGTTGTCTGCTGTCATCCGTAAATTTTTTACGGTAGCTGCATGAAGCCTTGTGCTGTCATCCATCTGGATTTCAAAACGCTCTATCTTCTGATTCATGTCAGAGATAGTCGTTTCCAGTGTCTCGGACTTCTGTTTGGCCTCATTCAGCTTCTTCGTGGTCTCATAGGAATACCACACAAGAGCAAGGAATACCAGAATGAATATCCCTGCCAGCTTCGATGTAATTGAACCAAATAACTCTTTCATACCTTTATTATATTATAGACCAAAAGACCATCCACGCATCAGAATTGCTCTTCTTTGCGGTTGCCTTTCCATTAGCATCATACACATTAGCATTGTTCCAGCCGACAATACCAGGACACAGCTTACCAGTGATGTCATAATGCCTGACCACATTCGACTTGGGAACATTAAACATCTTCATCAGATACCTCACAAGCTTTGCAGCATTGTCGAGAGACTTATCTGTGAAATACCATCCGTCATGGTTGGGGAAAGCTGCGCTGGCACCCTTTTTGAGATTGGAGCATATTTCTATGCTGATGGTATTTTTGTTGTTAGCGTTTTTATACAGGCTTCCACCACCAGTATAGGGGTTCTTCCTATCACCTACAGCCCAACAATAGTAGTTTCTGAGGTCTGGGTTAATCTGAACAATCGTGTCATCATCAACAACAAAATCGGCTGATGCACTGCGCTGCAAGAAAACATTCCTAACAGATAGTGCCGCACCCTTCTTACTTGTGCTGCCAGCCGTATAGTGAATTGAGATATACTTTATCTTTCTGTTTGGAGAGCGAGTTATGTGAGTGTTGATATGGCCATCTACAATAGTAATATTGGCCCTTTGAAGCAATTCCCAAGTCTTAGGACCAACCACGCCATCGTCAACGAGTTTATTGGCCTTTTGGTACTGCTTGACAATCTGCTCTGTCTTAGGGCCAAACACACCATCAACAGCGATACCCAAAAGGCTCTGCAGAACCCTTACAGCATCACCAGTGCTACCCCTCTTTATTGTTTCCATTTATATATCGAACGATTTTAGAATTTTCATATTTTTCTTCTTGTAATAATACTCTTTCGTCCTTACAGACTGGATGGGGATGAACCATTCTTCCGCTTCATCAATGTCATTCAGGACTCTTAGCCAAACACCTGGTGTCTTGGTGCCCTTTGCCTTTATTTCGAGAACTTCGCCCATCCTGTTCACCAGTGTAATCAGACCCATGTCCGCAAGCTGGTAGGAATAGACGATTTTTACTTTATCACCGACTTTAATCATTCATTGTTTCTGTTAGCTTGTCTCGCACGACTTGGAGTATAATGCCCATTAGTCATCATGTCCTCCAGCGTAAGACGTATATCTCGTATGTCACCCGACATCTGCGAGAACTGCTTGATAGTTGCCTCAAACACAGATTTGTCGAGCTTTATTTCATCGAGCTTCGAGTATTGCGAATCGAGCCTGCCGTCAATTCTTGAAATCTCACGCTGCAACTGTTCAATCTTCTCAGTATTGGCCCTATGTTGAATATATAAGCCGACCAAGAATGTTACAATTGTCGCTATCAGCTTGAAGTTCTGAGTGATGAAGTTTACTGTTTTGTCTGCCATTATCGTATGTATTAAAGTGATTCTCCAATGTTGTCTTTCTTCTCCGGCACGACAAGGTTGAAGGTGATGCCCTGACCGTCCTCCGCGCCAATCTGAATCTTCTGGATAGTATCTTCTTTAATACCATTGATCTCTGCAACCATCTTGGCTGCACTCACTGACACACTACGCAATGCAGCTGGTGACAGCTTCGTCTTGTAACGGTCGCTGTACTCCGCATCTGCACACTCATCCATAATCTTCAACATTGTAGCAGTAATCCTGTGCTTCAATGTTGCACTATCGTAGAGGTTCACTCTTTCAAGTTCCTCTATCCGCTTCTTCACTGATTCCTTTTCCAGAAGCTGCTTTGCTTGATAGGCAGCCTTGGACTTACTCAAAGCATCGCCATCACCATCCAGGCCGAACACCTTGACATAACATTCGGTGGCATTACCAGCAAGCGGTGCTGGTGCATCAACGTACAAGAGGCAGAAATTGGCCTCGTCATCAGTTAATATCTGGGTGTTCTTGTCAATATCCATTGTATTCAGCATTAATAATCTTTTTTATTAATGATAGTGAGAGGTGCTGCTGTTTCACTATTTAGGACTGAGCGCCTTTTCGAGGATGATGGTTCTGAAAGCCTTTTTCAAACCCTCCAAAAACTGCTCAACCCTATCCATGCTGTTCAGTTCCTCCATATTGAAGTTGATGTCAAGGCCATAGCCAGCAATATAGCCCATTACCCTATTAGTGTCGTAATCGGTAATCTGTACTACTGACAAATCGCTCTTCTCACGAAACTTGACCTCACGCTCATTGACAACAACATTCGGTTTGTTACTCGGCACGTCCTTGATGATTGACCTGCCACTCTTGATAACTGGAACAGTGGCTGGCCCATTTACCTTTTTCACATCATCACTGGCCGTCACTTTCTTCTCCAGACCATGTGCAAGGGCATTTACTGGCTCCATCGTTCCAGTTATCGGATTGAATTTCCACTCTTTACCTGCCATTATGTTATGATTTCTTTACGTCTTTATTTTGGCCAAAAGAGTTATAAATTTGCTGGTCAATGTCTGCCAACCAGTCTGTACGACCATTGATAACGTCCAGTGCTGCACCTATTCCACTGATGCAATCGGTAACAACTTCGTCGAACTCTTTGGCATGAGCCATCTGCAACTGGATTTCATTCAGCTGGGATTGCAACTCCTTGATGTCCTTCCTGTTCTCCTGGCACATGGCTCCAACACCAAGTGCAACCACTGTCGTAAACAACGCGCCGATTACACAGATAACCAGCAATACCACTAATAATACATTACTCATCGCTTATTCGGTTTTTATTTTGAAATACATTTGTTCAAACACCATAACGAAAGCAATCGCACAAAGTGCGCATCCGATAATTTCCAGCAACCCATTCATAACTCAAATCTTAAAGTGTTCTCTTGTTTTCTCTTTCTTAGTTACCACTGTGCTGCCATCAGCGTCATCCACCTCTTCATTCCTTGATCTGACAGTTAGCAATCTCAACACCTCCTTTGTTGCAGTGACATCGGCATCGGCATCATGGGCATCGTCCAACTCAATACCAAGCAATTCGCACAAGTTAGACAGAGACCAGCTTGTAACATTGTCTCTATGACAGAAAGCAAGCTGTGCAAAAATAATCGTGTCAACATAATAAGGCTGGAAGTTCCCGAAGAAATCCTCACTGCCCCTGAATATCTTGGCAACCTCTTTCCAAAGGCCGCAATATGTCATAATCTGCTGTAAGAAACCAAGGTCAAACAAAATGTTCTGACCAACAAAGATTGGCTTCAACTTTCTGGAAGTCGTTAGCGTGTACTGCTTGAAGAAATCAATCAAGTCGTTACACACGGCTTCCAGTTCTTCACCCTTATCATAGAGCATATCCATCGTAATAGCGGAATACTCCAGCGCTACCTTTCCATATTCCAATGTCGGCTGCTCTTCCTCTTCCTCATATTTGTTCCTGAGAACCTTTCTCTTGGGCTTACCAATGTCCGGCTTACTCTGATATGGATAAATGTACTTGGTGAACGTACCCATGACCTCAAAATTATCAAGCCTGATTGCGTGTACTGAAATCTGGGTGGCGGCGCATTTCTTGCAGTCTAAACCGCCAGTCTCGAAGTCCATTACAAAGGCTGTAATGACCTGTGATTTTTCTTTCGGTGCTGCCATAACACTACTTGTTTTTTATTTCGTTATAAATGCGCTCTATATTTAAGAATAGTTCTCTTTTGGTGCCATTGTTCTCAATAACATAGTTATAAAAACTTAAATCGAACAATTTTCTGTTTTTATCCCTATTCATACGCTTGGAATCAATGCCTCGCTCCTTTCTCAGAGCCTTATCCCTGGTAATGTAAACTGAGTAGATTTCATACTCATCAGCATGACGTTCTTTGAGGTCTCTGATGCCTTGCTCATCTATGACATAGACAGTGCAAGGTCCGAACACCTGACTCTTCATAGCATAGTATTTGTACTGACCGAAATTGGCAAATGCCAGCAGCTCTTCCTCTGGTGGCACAATGTCAATGAAATGATGGTCTCTGCCCTCAACCTCGGTGTCTCTGGGCGGCCTTGTTGTGTAGGAACAGATTACATTGGCTCCACACTGATACTTCAAATGCAGGGATGCGAGGGTCTTTCCAGTGCCCGATTCCCCGACGATACATAAGATTCTCTTTTTCATATTGTCTTTATTTAAGTAATTCCTAACTCTGCCAGCTATTTCCTCTTGCAGGATTTTCTTCAAACCTGCATTGGTGACACGTCCACGATGTCTGCTTGGCAATCTTTTAAGCCCCTCTCTCAGATTGGCTTTCAACTGACTGATTTGCTGGAAGTCTGGGTCGTTTTTCTGTCGTTCATTATTCCTTCGATCCAACTCTTCCCTATGCTGCTGATAATATTCTGCCTTTCTCTCAGTGTTGTTGCGATACCACTCACGCATCCTATTCAGTTCCCTCTCACGGTTCCTGCGATAGTATGCAAGTTGGCGGTTATATATCCTGTCACGCTCCGCTTCATCGAGACTGGCCAGCTCTTTCAGCTGCTCATCAGACAATTCTTCAAATTCAAACATTCTCTACAAAAGCCCCTTTGTTAATCTGCAAAATGTTCTTCTCATCATAATCAGAGTATTTCACCTGAACAACGGCAACGACAATGCTTCCACGCTTGTCCTTGAAATTCTTCTTGCAGTCTATCCAGGCATCATTCCAAATCACCAGCTGCATCATGTCGGTGTTCTGCTGCAGCATAACCTTACCAAAGTGCTTCGTCTCTCCAGTACGCTTGTCCTTATAAGTCTTTTCGTCAATCTCTGCGATAGTGGCACAGATAGAAGCCGTATATTTGTCTGGAAGGTCATTGGTGAACTCTTTCAAATCACTATAGTGGTATTTCTTAACGGCATTGGGCTTATCCACATTGTCATAGATGCGCTTGTAGTCAATTGCTCCTATGCCGGCAATGTCAATCTGCTGCTGCGACCAGAAATAGTGCTTGTCCTTTAATTCATCTGGAAACTGAGATTCGCTAACCTCAAACCCAAGCAACTCTGAGGCTTTCACGATGAGGCCATAACGCTCCATCACAGAACTGATTCCCTCAACATGATCAAAGGCTCCAGCCATGATGAGGTGCTTTACACTGCGAGAATTGACAGGACACCTTTCTGATTCTGGCAGCTTCTCATCATTCTCAGTAAACTTCTTCTTGAAAATGCGCTTAATAAAATGCTCTAAGCTGGTGTACCGACCAAACAACTCTCTGTCATCAACAATATACTTGGCCTGCTTTGCACCTATCTGCTTGATGCGACTGAGCGACCAGTAGATTTCATTAGTCTGGAAGTTGGTGACAAAATCAACTCCTGAGATATTGATGTCAGGCTGGGTAATGGTGGCATTTCCTATCTCTCGCATTTCATTCATCAGTGTCGGCAACTTATCCTTGTCAACCCACTTCAAAAGGACCGTAAAGAAAGCTATTGGATAGTGGACTTTAAGCCATGCTCCAATATATGCCGTCAAACCATAAGCTACTGAGTGAGACATATTGAACGCATAAGAAGCACCAGCCTCCACAACACTCCAAATCTTATCAGCAACTTCTATCGGGCATCCATTCTTCTTAGCACCATCGAAGTACCTATCCTTGAATTTTCGAACTTTCTCAATCTTTTTCTTCGATAGAGCCTTAACCAAATTCACACCGTCACCAAGACTAAGGCCACCAATTTTCTGAGCAACCTTACTGATTTGTTCCTGATAAATACAGAATCCATAAGTATCTTTCAGAATGTCATAAGTGCCCCAAAGATACTCAGGCTCCACATCACCACGCTTACAATCAATATAACCTTGTGCTGAACCAGATTCCAATGGTCCTGGTCTAAACAAAGCTACAGAAGCTACCAAGTCATTGATATTATCTGGACGCATCTGCTTAATGAAACGAGTGATTCCGTCACCAGAAAGCTGGAATACACCTTGCGTCAATCCCTTTCTGATAGCATCATAAACAGCTGGCTCATTCAAATCTCCTTGCACTATGCTCTCCAAAGACACATTAGCGTCATACTCTTTATTGATTATTTTAATCATATTGGAGATACGAGACAACTCTGCAATGGCAAGAACGTCTGATTTAAGCATACCAAGTTCATCTACATCAACGCCAGTCAATTCAGACACCAGTAAGCCATCCATCTTCTTAATAGGCAATATCTCATAGCAATTTTTGATGCTACCCTTAATATATTCTGGTGAAATGATAACTGCAGAAGGATGAACAGATGCTGATCTTGGTTGGCCGATAATTGGCAATATCTCTTCAAACAAATCTGGATGTTTAACTATGAAATCATATACTTTCTTGTTATTGTAAGCGAGATTCATTAAGTCAGTCCAGGACATTTCATCATCCTCAAAGATAGCAGTGATATAATTCACCGTACCGGCATTGATTTTACGAATACGAGCTGCATCCTTAACGGCAGACTTAATCTTCTCAGCTGAAAACGTACCAGCTGAAAACACTCTATCTAAGCCATTTGTGTTATACCTACGCTCCAGATACTCTTTGACATCTGGACGTTTTTCTGATTCGAAGTCAATATCTATATCCGACTTCACGGAAGCGAGCCATGCGCCCGCTTCACGTACCCCCTTTCTACGAAGCAGTCTAAGACCTTTGTTAGCTTCGCTTTTTTAATGTGTTTAATACTCTGGACTTTCATTTTACTAAATATGTTTCGTAATTAACTATCTTAAATATTACATTCTGTGAAACGCCAAACATTTTACCTAATTCTGTCTGAGAAATACCACCCTTTCTATATAATTTTCTTATCATAATGGCATCTTCATTCGTCAATTTTGCACTATGATGTTCTTCTCCACACTGTACCAAATTGTTTCTTACAGCATGGGCCATATTCTCTTTTCTCGTCACTATTTCAAGATTTTCAACACGATTATCTTGAACATTCGCATTTTTATGATTTATTTCATGGCCATCTGGTATCTCACCGATAAACAGTTCGGCAACCATACGATGAACGAGCCTATTCTGAACATTCCCGTCTTTATGAAGACATGCTTGAAGATATTGATTATTGCCACCTTCATGCAATACCAACTCCTTTCCATAAATAGTTCGCTCTCTACCATTATTCAATGTAATAGTATGAGTAACGCTTCTTACACGTCCTCTATTACTCACTTGGTAGAGACCTTCATAACCATTTATATCCATCCAAAGTTCATCGTTAGAATTAGTAGAATATCTGTTGACCATTTGATACTTGTCAGAAAAATACTCTGGCAACATTCGTTCAATGCAGTAAACTATTCTCCTGCCATTTTCTTTTAATCTGACATAGTGAAATCCATGCAAATACTTAGGCTTGAATATACAAATTTTAGTACCAATTCGTCTGATTCTGCCGTTATTGCTTATTTGATATAAGCCATTAAAACCATGAATATCAACCCATTCCTCCATAATCACACCTCATTTATAGTAAATAGCTCATCCTTTCTATCCCATATAATATCATCATTTTCTTCAAGCTCATCAGCATAAACAACAATGACATCATCACCACGCTTTACACGAAACTCTGCATCAGCATCAAATTTATAAATTTTGCCATTATCCAGTGTCAACTCAACATAATTACTGGAAGCTATGTCCTCTCCAATGATAGTGACATCATCAGGCTCCAAACCACCTCGCTCTGGCAGCAGAAAACGCTCAAACAACAATCCCCATTTTATCGGATCAATCATCGTAATATGCAATAACCACGAAATGACACAGCCACCGGCGCTTCCTCGGCCAACTCCGACAAGAATATTATTCTTCTTAGCCCAATTCACCTCATCCCAAGTAATCAGATAATAATCAACATTATCCGTACTCTCAATAACATATTTCTCATACTCAACACGCTCTCTATAAATCTTTTCTTGACCCTTTGGAACCAATTCCTTGAAGCCATCCTCAATCAATTCACAAAACATAGTGTGAGTATCACCATACCTGACAACCTCATCTTCTGTCATTCGATACTTCGGTGCATAATTATCTGTCAAATCGTATGCTGCATCCGAATTTTCAGCAATCTCCGCTGTGCTTTCACACATATCGAAAAACACATCATCCCCATACTTCTCAGAAAACAATGCCCTGAACTCATCGTAAAGCTCATCCAGCGTTTTCATATACTGGTTAAAGCTCTGCTCATGCGCCGCTCCAGTATCTACCTTATTAAGCACAACCTTATTCTTCCAGTCATCCGCATCCAGATAATATACATCTTGAATGAGAACTGGACGCAAATCATGCAAATAGCCACGAAACTCACCACTGACTGAACTAAACATATAAAAATGCTCAAAGAAAGCCTTAATGCTAAACAGAGTCTGCTCGTCAATCCTGTTTGCTCTGAACTCCGTTGTGTCAACCTGGAAATACACAAAACCTTCAAAGGCATCCATAAAGCCATCTATCTTATCATCGTTCTCGACAAGCCACTGACCAGACCATTTATCGAATACAAGGCAGTTACCATCAGCATACTGGACCAGCTGGGCATAGTCAATGATGCCATCCTCTCGATCAACACAGACAACCTTTTGGATTCTCAGCATATTCTCAAATCCTCGCTGGGTGTTGGCATAAATCTTGGCACCGACCTTTGAATCACCAACTGAGATAGTCAATGAGTAACCGAACACATGGCTCAACTCCAATTTAGCCGCCTCTCGCTGCAAATCAAGCGTACCAGCCATCGTACATCTGTCAGCTATACCAAGACCCTTGTAACCCAAAAATTTGGCTTTCTTGCACCAATTAGCAAGCGAGCCACTACCATTCAACAGCTCATAGCCAGTATGAATACCAAGTGGATAGAAATCACACTCAATGGTTCCTTTCTTGGCGGCTCCGATATACTTCAACAGCTGGAAATTCGGCTTGCTCTCACGAATATCCTGATAGTAGAAACGATTTCCAAACTTGAATATGACATAGAATATCTCATCTGCAATCAAGAAATCTGTGTTCTCGATGCAGCTGAATACCGTATTGTCACCACTATCTTTCTTGAAAATATGGTCACGCTTCGTCATGTCCTGGAATAGTGCCTTACCCCACCCAGCGACAAAGATAACGTCCTTTCGAACATTGTAATCAATATGGTTTGCGTCCAACCACTGCAATAACTCATCCATAACCTTACTTTATTTCTTCTGCATCAGCCCATTCAGAGTAACGAATACTGCCATCATGGGCCACAAATGCTATTCTTTCCTTAGTCTCAAACATGGCTCCCTGCATCTGTAGGCTTTTGCCAAAATTCCTGCCATTGCCAATAATTATTATATTGCCGTTATCACTTATCGCCATAATAAAACTCTCTTGGTGTAACAATATGGTTAGCGAATACATCATACATTTCAGCTTTCGACATATCACCGAAATCCTTGCCGAAATCATCTGGAATGGCGGCTACATAGACATCAAAATAGGAATCAAGATCATTGGCAACCTTATTGATTGCACCCCTGCCAGCTTCATCAGCATCATATCCCAAAACAATAGTCTTGACACCTTTCTCCTGCAGCTTGTAAATCTGAATCTCAGACACGGCTTTTCCGAATGTGGCAACCGGCACTATAGACTTGTTATCGTACAACTCCAGACCTCTTACCAGCCCTACAACATCAAATGCGCCCTCACAAAGAATGACGGTCTCGGTCTCATACTTCTTGACCATATCAATATTATAGAGAAGCTTAGAGAAGCCATTACCGCCCTCTTTTTCAGTGGAATTAAGGTATCTGCGAATCTGGAAACGATGACGGCTATTATACTCATCTATCTCTTCCTTACTCCATGTATGACGGGCAACCCAACCGACATAGCGGCCAGCATCAATAACTGGAATGATGACATAATCTTCCAGCTTTCTATCCATGCCTCTGTTGGTTCCCACCTCAAAGCACTCAAAGTCATCATACAACCAACCGCGCAACCTGAAATACTGGTTCTTATAAGTTCGCCTATATCCCTTCGGCATAGCAATCTCAACCAACGAATCATCAATCTCATCCTCAAAAAGATGCAGCTCATCATCGGCATCATCATCCAGCTCAACGGTTTTCTTAGGCGTTAATTCCTCATGCCCCAATGCTTTCAGCGTATCTTCTAAAGTCCTGAAACTCTTTCCACAGCTGAAACAATTAGAACTCCCGAACACCTTGTACTTGCTCTCAGGACCGACATAGATACCATACTTATATCCAGCATGACCACAAAACGGACAAATACTGAGAACTACGTTTTTCTGCAGCCCGTCCAACTTTGCCCCATCTATTGTAGATACAAGCTCTTCAATAAGTTCATGCTTTACTTCATTTGAAAGTTCCATAACTTCATCACTTTATTCTTACAAAGTGAATCTGCTCTCATCAAATTGGAACTATGCGCTCATCAAATTAGAAGTGGACGCAAAGGTAAGAAAAAGTTTTGGAAATGTTTACGTTTTACGTCCACTTTAACTATATTTTAACTATCAAGAAGCTCAAACTTAAATTTTAATCTATTCAACAAATCAGACACTTTTTTATCTGACTTATGACCTTCAACCCATTTAACAGCTCTTCTGATAGTTGTTGCACTAACGTCATAATGAACACCTAATGGCTTTTGCTTTGCCCCAAATATTTTGACCATGATATACACTTGACAAGCTTGTTCCATAGACAAAATAGTTTGACTACTATCAAATCCTCGTTTAATCAAGTCATTATCAATAGCATGAAGGACATTTTCTTGCATTGTTACAATTTCCAAATTTTCCAATCTATTGTCCGTTTTAATGCCATTTTTATGATTAACGACCTTATTATATTTGCGATATTCACAATCCAAAAATGTAATTGCAACAAGAACATGAATACCTCTTTCAACAACAACATGATCTTTTGCTAAAGCCACAAAATGATAACCATTGGTCCCCATTCCTGGTTTCAATGTCTTTTCATGTAAAAAACACAAATGCCCACGCCTATCTTGAATTGTCCTGTCAAGACTTCTTATATGGCCCATATTTGACACTTGATAATACCCTTCATATTCAGGTATATCTTTCCAAATTTCAGCTTCCATACTATTCATCAGTATTTCCTAAATTCAATGTACGTTTTCTATCGAAGAAGCACTCATGCTCATAGTCAGTGCATATTCTGAACGGCTCGCCTTTTCTAAAGAATCTGGACTTAGCTATATTGATGCGCATGGTCTGTTCCTTGGCTTCTCGGTCACTCTGATTGAGAGATATAAGATGGGTACAAGGACGCTGCAAACCCTTACATTCAGCCGTATTGTAGCCATTCAGCACATTCTTCTCATTGTTGACCCACTCAGTATCTTCAATGGTGGCCTGATAGGTAGCAACAACCCAAGCGTTAATCTCTGCTGCCAGGTCTTTCAAATCCTCGGCAACGGCAATACGCATGAATCTGAGGCTCTTGTTATCCCAATTCCTACCAGATGAATCGGCCAACAAGTCCATAGAATCCACAACAACAACATCTGGATATTTGCCGTATGCTTCTTTGTATTCCTCACAAGCATTTCGGACATCAATGGTGCTGTTTTTCTTACCGAACTTGGAATAAGCACGGACTTTCAACGTACCAGCAAAACTCTCAACCTGCTTCTGGAAAGCCTCAATGGTGTGCTGGTTGACATAACCACGCTCATACTCCAGTGTTGGTGAACGGACAATAGAAGCTGAATAGGCATCCAGCGTCTCATTGGCACTACCCTCAAACTGCAAGTGCAAAGTATCAAGTCCACTGGTATATGCTGCATTGGCACCTATCCAACGAGCCAAATGAGACTTACCAACACCAGACATAGCAATGAACACGGAAAGCTGGGTACGCAAGTTACGACCATTGTTACGTGCATCCAGCTCATCAATATAGAAGCTGGTAACGGCCTTTAGCTTGTTATCTTCCTCATGCCTTTCCTTATTCTCACGCAATCTGGTTTCAAAGGTAGCGGCAACATCTACGAACTTGTCAGGAGCCAGCGAGAACTTGGATAGCTTCTGAGCCTGCAATTCAAACTCCTTGACTGCATCCATCTTATCGCCGCTCTTGAACTTTTCATCAATCTGCTTGAAAATCTGCTTGAACTGGACCAATTTAAGGTATCTTTCAAACTGCTCCCTAATACTGTCAGGGTCAGCACCCGATGCAAGCTCCTTAATCTCATTCAGCAACTCAGATACAGCACGAGACGATACCAGCATCTGCTTGATGATACTGAACTTTGGAGCCATGTGGTGCTCACGATAGTAATCCTTGATGGCATTATTCAACATCTGGTAGTCTCTGTCAGGCAGAAACTCATCCTGCATATACTGACAAACTACCGAACACAAGTGGTCATTGTTAATAGCACAGTTATACAACTCTGCAAGGAACTCTTCTGACAATACATTGACTTCACTTTTCTTACTCATACTCTTTAACTCTTATTGATTTCTTCTCTTCTTAATCTCAGCAGCTCTGGAACATTATGCTCCAGATAATCAATACACTCATCGGTATGCTGACATTGTTTGCACGTCTCTGAGAACGGCGACCAACCAGTAGTGCGCATCATACAAAGGACATGACCATTCTCCATCTTGATAGAATGTTTCTTAATCTGTTCCTCAGACGGCATATAGACATACTTTCTCATCGGATGCTCTTGTGGGTCACTGATTTGCCTTGTCAGCTTCTGACGATCCAACTGACCCTCTTGCAGCCATTGGTCGATGTAGTAGTTCATACCACTCTTGCCCTCTGCATCAATAAACTGCTTCTTGTACTTCTGAACGGCATTGTCAGAGAAGCACCATGAAAGATTCCAGCCCTTGTCAAAAGTGCCGATGATGTCACGATAGCGATACAACTGGTAAACGACAAAATCCACAATGCGGTCATCTGCCATTTCAGAGTAAGGATATAGGACTTTCATGCGATTCAGTCCACGCTCAATAGTTGTCAGGACAGACGGACCACCTGGCAGCTTCCAGTCTCTCTTGATAAGCACCTGAACGATGCCCTCAATCATCTTCTGTATCTTACTACATTTTTCTTTTAACTCCATAACTTATAAGAATTTCTCGTAAACCTTTCTTTGCCCAAAAAATCCTGTTCTTAATGATGTCATCAGAACATTTGTTTAGATGGCCTCGCTCAAACTCTATCTTGGTGATTTCCTCGATAGAATAGCCTTGTATCTGCAATACGAAAGCTGATAGTCTGAGCGGAGGCAGAGATAGCAATGCGGAATAGACCTCATCTGAGATAGAATCTGCCAATGTCAGCAAGCCGTTCTCCAAATCCATTGTGTTGTCCGGCTTCCTTGACTTCTCAATCGGATTGAACTCCGCATCTGCTATCTTGGCCGCTTCTTTAGCCCGTTCCTTGTTGATGGTTCCCACATTATTCCTGACCACCGAATGTAACCACGTCTTTAACGGCTTGTCACCATTGTAGGTGTGAATGTACCTGTAGAAATCGAACAACAGCGTATTGTAGTTCTCATCTACAAACTGCGGATGGTCAGTGTAATACGAAACAAGGTTCCGTATAAACTCGAAATGAGGATCAATCAACTCATGGAAACGCTGCTCGCGCTCTTCATCAGTCAGACTTGGACGCTCTTTCTTTTCTTGCGCTGTATTGACAGCTTCTGCTCCCAACCCTCGTCTATCCATTTTCTTTTAACTTTGGCCATTAAAAGATTCTGGGATTCACCAGGTAGCTTGTTGATGATACAGAACTGCCTCCATACTTGCGTATAACGAGATAATGCTTTCCCGATATATTCTGGAGTTGGCTGCTCCAGGTCGCAAATATCCCTAACATCAATTGTCAAATTATGGTATTCGCCCTGAACAAACTTGAAGAACTCGTCTATCAGCTTGTTTGAATACTCAGGAACTATATGCCCAACTGATAGGGCTATGTGTCGTTTAAGCTTCTTTCCCATGTTTACAAATTATATCGTTTACAGAAATAAAAGAAGATGTGAACGGCATCAGCGGCATTGTCATCGTCACCCACGTCAATTCTCCATCGGTTCTGGCAGGCTGCAATCATCATGTCCTTGTCGGCATTTCCGTTACCTGTAGCGAACTTCTTGATGTCCTTAACATTGAATGTGACCACTGGAATGTCAAGCGTCTCGCAAAGCTCAAACAGCACACCACGCAACTCGGAGAGCTTTCTGGTGGCCAGTGAGAACTTACTGAAACTGACATCTTCCACTGCAATAACCTTGATGTCGTTCTCAACAATAAAGTCGAATATCTTCATGCGAAAGGCTTTGTGCTGGCCGTAATCCTTACCAAGACGCTTGGGTGCGCTCTCAGTCGGTGGGAAATACCATGTGCCATGACCATGCTCGGACTTGAATCCGCAATGGCTGGCAACGTCCAGCGCAAGCACATTCTCACGCTTCAACTGACTTACATATTCTGTGTCTAATGTCTGCATCTTCTTTCAGTTTATTATCCAATAGTAGAGATACCGTTTTGCTTAGTGACCACAATGCGGTACTTATACGATTCAGAGACCATGCCCTGAGTGACCACAAGTGATGTCAGGTGCATTTTGTTAATCATTTCGCAATAGCTGGCAATACCACTCTCGTCTGAGGCATCCAGAATCTCATCATAGATGGCTAAGTCAAGACCTCTTCCGTTCTCACAATTGGCATTGGTAAGACGCTGCAAAGCAATGATACTGGCCAAATTGATACGGGTACGCTCACCAGCAGAGAATTTGTTGATATTGCCACAATCAACACCATCACGCAACACATTGATCGTAATCTTGTCACGGACCTTACCAGACTTCAAGACCTTAAATCCAATCATTTCAATGCGAATATCACTACCTATATCTTCCAGTACACCGTTAGTAACGGCAGCAATGGCATCAATCTTCTGGTTGGCCAAATGGGTCTTAAATGCTACGAAATGGGCTTCCTGCAACTTCAACTCATCACGTAATGCCTGGGATTTATCTCGCTGCTGGGTGGCAACTTCCAATTCCTTTTCATACTGAGTCTTTGAACTGACAAGCGAATCCATAATGTCACCAGTCTTGCTGTTCTCCAGCTCTGTGATGTTCTGCTGATATTGCTCAATAGTAGCGTTACAATGTTCAATATGCTCCTTTAGGTTCTTGATGTATTGCTCACCAGCATCCATCTTACTGTCAATCACACCGAACACCTCATCAAACATTCGCTTGCGCATATTATCTATCTGACCATTGGCAGAGTCGATAACTGTCTGCACAGTGTTAATCTGATTCCTGATACTGTTCAATTTCGATTGCAGCTCGCTCAAATTGTTCTGGGCGACACGCTTCTCATCAAAGACTTTCTGCAATACATCGTTGCGCTCGTTGATACCGGCCTTAATGTCGGCAATCTCCTTCTCTTTCTTGGCGACAAGTTCACCAGTTTTATCGCTCTCTTCAACCAGTGAATCCATATTCTGCTTCGATTCTTTCATCTTGGCTTCAATGGACTTCTTTTCGGCTTGCACATCTTCCAGTGATTTCTCATTACTGAGTAGGAACTGGTGATGACACTTGGGGCAGGTGATGGCTCCATGCAGAATATTGTTTGCACTGGCCAAATCCATATCCAAATTATTATAGTTTCGCTTCTCTTCCTTTATCTCATTCTGGATTCTGGTAAGCTCACTATCAAACTTGTCTATTTCTTTATTGATTTGGGCGATTTTAGCCTTGTCAGCATCGTTCTCTGCATTGGTTGAAGAACTGACAGCCTCATACTTTTTCAAGGCTTCCTGAGAGACTTTTTCAGTTGATGCACAGGCAGCTTCCAAATCTTCCAGCTCGGACTTCAAAGTTTCCATCTGGTACTTGGCTTCGTCCAGCTTATGAGACTGCTCACACATGGACTGCAGATAGTCAGTAATCGGCTCAAACTTCAACTTCTCAAAGTTTTCCTTGATGTAATCATAGCTTTCACCAAAACTCTTATTATCCTTTTCCATCTGCTCAACCTTGTCACCAAACTCGTCAATCAGATCAAGGCGGTCATTGGCAACACCAATCTTCTCCTTAGTGGTTCGGATTTCCTCACGCTTGTTGGCAATCTTCTCACGCAATGATTCAATAGCCTGCTCACGGGTCCTGGCAGCTTCCTCCTTTTTCTGGTTGGCTTCTGCTATCTGCTCGTTCACAGCCTCAATCTTACCACTGACACGGGAAACATTCTGCTCCTTACCACGCAAATCCTCTTCTGCTGGTTCCAAATCCTCTTGCAGCTTTGCAATGGATTCGTCCACCAGAATACCATTGGAGAAACGGTTGATAATCTCCTTTTTCTCACGGTCACTGGCATCGAAGAATGACGTGTACTTATTACGACACAGAATAAAGTTGGCATAGATTTCATCCTTGGTAAGGCCAATCTCATCCAGTATGAACTTGTTGTAGTCCAATACGGATGGCTGGATGGTCTTGTCTGTCTCAATCTCCATGTTAGAAGAATTGAACTTGTGACACTCAATAACCTGTGCCGATGAGCGAGAAATAGTACGGTTCACTATGAAAGTGGTGTTGTCGTAATCATTCTCGAAAGTCAGCGTTACACAAGCTTCCTCGGCACTGTCATTGATGATTTCCTCTGCCTTGACCTTACGCAAAGTTTCACCAGTAATACCAAAGCTGATAGCCTCAATGAGTGAGGACTTAC